CGTCGCCGGTGGTTACGCCGTGTCTGGCGTTGGCGGTGACTACTAATGTTTGATCCGGCCCCCAATATCCGCAACGACAAACGATCGTCGATTTTCCTGCCGCGAGGCGCTGACTGGATTCCGTACACGGTTCCGGCCAACGTCGTCGCGCTGCAAATCTTGGCGATCGGCGCGGGCGGTGGCGGTGGCCGGGGCTTCACTGCGGCGGCGGCGGCGGCGCGCGGCGGCGGCGGGGGCGGCGGTAGCGGCGGTTTGCTGCGTGTTACGATCCCCGCGCTCCTGTTGCCAGATACGATCTTCCTCCAGCCGGGCGTTGGTGGTGCTACGACCGTCGCCGGTGGCGCGACAATCATAGGCCTCCGGGCCGCTAACTCGACCACCACGAACATCTATACCGTCGGCGGTGGTGGTGCGGGCGGTACTGGTACGGGCGCTGCTGCGGGCGCTGCGGGCTCCGGCGGTGTCATCGGCACCAACGGCATGTTCTCTGACTACGCCACGTTCCTATCGATCGCTGGCGCTGCTGGCGTGGCCGGGGGCACTCCCACCACAGCCGGTACGTCCATTACTCCTACTCGTATCGTCGGTGGCGGCGCGGGCGGCGCGGGCTGTACCGGCGCGGACCTCGCGGGCGGTAACATCACGGCAACGGGCCTCATCCCCCTTATCTCGGGCGGCGGTGTGTCGGGCGGCGAAGGCTTCAACGGCATCACGTCTTGGAAGCCGTTCTTTGCATCCGGCGGATCGGGCGCTGGTTCGTTCAACGCAGGCGGGGGCGGGCGCGGCGGTAACGGCGGTGTCGGTTCCGGCGGCGGTGGCGGCGGTGGCGGCACGACCGGCGGCGACGGTGGACGTGGCGGCGACGGCGTGATATTCATCACTGAAATCTTCTAAGAAGGGAACTACAATGGCCTTTACTGAGACGACCCACTCGACGACGTTCTATGCCCAGATGTACGACCCGGCCCAGCCGGAGCGTGGCTTTGGCGCATTCGTGAACCAAGTCACGGTCAAGGAATTCGACGACGGCACGCGCATCGTCGGACAGGAAGTCCAGAAGGATATGGTCGCCGCCGTGAGAGAGGGTATCACCCTCCCGGCTGTGCTGGCCGAATTCAACATGATCTCCGCGGCCCGGACGGCTGAGCTTGAGGCTCAAGTCGCTGCGGAAGACGCTGAGAAGGACAATCTGCGCGCACAGGTCCAAGCCCTGACCGCCAAGAACCGCGAGATCGGCGGCCTCCTGATGGAGACTGCGACGGCTCTGAAGAACGCGACCAATGGTGCGCAAGTCGCCGCCGTTGAGTTGAACATGACGGATGCTGAGACGGACGCCGCGGTCGCCGCGATCAAGGCCGACAACGACAAGTCGTGGTGGAACCCGCTGAGCTGGTTCCGCTAACGTCTCTTATAAGACATTTATGGGACGTTTATGGTACAAATCCTCGGTACTTAGCCGTAAGTACCGAGGAATCACTTCTTGAGCTTGACGTAACGGACCTTGCCGCCGGTCTTGGTGTCGTACTTGGCCGCGATCCGCACCGCCTGTTGGGGTGTCGCCCCCATTTCGAGCGCGCCCAGCGCCACGTCAGCGCCAGTGCCGCCGACAAAGAAGTCCCCATCGACGTGATGGTATCCATAAAGGTCATGGAACTCGACCGTGCCGTCCGGGCGCACGAGGATCGCTTGGGCTTGCTTGCTCTCGATCCCGAACGGGGGGCGCTCCCCATACTCTTCATCGTTCATGAACCACTCGACGATCTTGGTCGCTAGGGAGGCTATCCCAGCCACGCCTATGAGCGCGCCGTCCTTGGGCCTGCGGAATACCTTCCGCATCGACATCTCTCTCGTAGACCCATAGGTGAGCTGGGAATCGCCCGCCATTGTCTTGTGCTTCCGAGAGTAGACAATCGTGGTCATACGAGCCCGTCCAAATCATCGTCCGGCGTCAAATCCGCCATCTGCGCATAGTGCTTCTGATCGAGGATATGGTCAATGTCTTGATCCGGGGTGTCATCCCCCTCCCCCTCCAATTCGATAGGGGTACTATCCCCTTTCTTGGACCGGGTTTTTGACCGGGTGCCATGCCCCGTATCGATCATTCCAGCCCGGTTGTCGTTCAGCGCGCCGACATATGTGTCGATCGTCTTGCCGCCGCGTTTGCTGTCAAGGTACTTGCGCACCTTGGCCTGAATTTCCTTGGTGGGGCAGCGGATAGAGAGGATGTCGGAACCGCCGTATTCCTTCACGGCTTGGTCGCAGACTTCCCTGATCTGCTCATCGGTGGAAAGCCAGTTGTCGCTCATGGTCCATTCCGGTTGCAAGAATTCGCGAATTCGAGCCTTAGCACGTTGTCAGATAAACGTCCACATTTTTCTGACAGAGTGTTTGCGGCCCGATCTGTCGCCCTCAGTAAAGGGGTGCAATAATCGGGCCGCGTCACACTGTCCAGATGTCGCGCTCGGACAGAAAAGCCAAGACGGGAGGGACGTGGATTTGCGAAGATGCCGATGGTCGCGGGAAAAGTCAATGCTGAAAAGCTGTGAGGCCGGAGGTGACTTCAGACTTGAAACGCTGGGAGGCCGGAGGGGACTTCAGACTCGGTGCCGGTTTGCATGAAATTTGGATGAAGATCGCGGCGCGGCGTTATGGTTAACGCGAATTAAGGTTAATGAAACGAAACTGCCGTTAGGGTTAATAGCAACGATCGCCGTTAATCTTAACATGAGGGCGGTGTCATGTTAACCTTACTGCGATTTCTTGTGTTGGGCGGGCCGGGGTACAGGTGTTAACACTACTTCCCGGCCCTGATTAACACGCGGGATTTCACCGCCAACGCCATTAATCTTACTTCATAGCCGCCTCCGTCGCAGCGCCCCAGTCGGATCGGGGCAGGGGGTGAGATGCTTGGATCACCTCCTTTCGTCCGGCGCAGCGCCGGGATGTCCAGAGCGTTGCATGATCCGGGCCACGGGGCAAGCCCTACAGGCGCGAAGCGGCAAGCAAGGCGGCGAATGACACGGGGCTCTCCATTATGCGCCGTTGCGCCTCCAGCGCCGCTGGAGACGGTCCGGGCGATCCGGGCAGGCGTCGCCCGTCCGGGTCGATCTCGTTGCCACAGCCGGGCCGTGCGAACGCATCGCCGTCGCCGTCACAGCGGAAGCCGGACGGCGTGATCGTCATGCGCCCCATTGTGGAGCACACAAGACAAAAGGGGCGATAGCCGGGTTCTTTGTTCATGGTTAATCCACAGGGCCAAGGTCGATGATCCGCTTGTCATCGATCAGATAGCGGCGCACTTGCCGCTTGTCCGGGATGACGCGGGGCTTGCACTCCGGGCGGGCGAGGTTGCGCGCCGGGACGTTGCGGGGCTTAGGGGGCTCTTTCTTCTTCATGGGTCACCTGTCGCGAGATTATCCTCCGCTCATGCAAAGGCAATGCCGCCCAGTTCCAGCCGTGATAATCGACCCAGTCGCCGCGCGACGTTAGGTGTTGCTTGACCTTGATCATGCCGCCGCCTTCGCCTTGGGGGCGTCTTCTAGCAGGCGGTCGCTCTCGACGATGACCAGCGCCGACTTGGCGCGCGTCACTGCGACGTAGCAGAGATTCCGCTCTTGCTTCTTCTGCCATTCCTGCGTCGCCCATTTGGACGGGCACAGGGAGCGGTCAAGCCAGAACACGCGCGTCGCCTCAAGTCCTTTCGACTTGTGAATGGTGCAGAGCGTGGTCGCGTTGCGCACGTCTTCGAAAAGCGTGCGGATGATGTCCAGAAGCGCCGGGATGGTGCGCGCGTTTTCGTCCAGCGAGTCGATCAGGCAAAGGATCGCGTCCACCTTGTCAGCAACCGCCGCCGCCTTGGCCGGTTGCTTCGCGGCGATAGCTTTCTCGACTTCGCGGTCGCGGAAAGCGGAAAGCTTTTCCACCAGCCGGTCGATACCTTTCGCGCGCTGCTTTTCGATCAGCTTGACCAGACCCTCGCCGATCTCTTTCCCGCGGATGCGGACGGGCTTGCGCGCCTTCAGCATTTTGTAGCCGAGGGCGATCAGGGGCTTGGTATTGCGGCAGACGACAAGGTCAGCCGGGGCGAGCATATCCAGCGTCCAGTCTGCCATTGTGTCAACGGTGCCTTCCGGGGCCGTAGACGCGGGCAGGATGTGGCCGACCCATTGGCGGGCGTAGTTGACCACGGATTGGGCGCAGCGATAGGAGACGCTAAGGGGGAGCGTTGTGGCGTTGAATTCCGAGGCGATCATGGCGAGGCTTTCCGAGTCCGCGCCGCGAAAGCCATAGATCGCTTGCGCAGGATCGCCGACCGCGACAAGGCGTGAGCCGTCGCGCATGATCTTGCGAAGGATCGCGCGCTGAATCGGGTTCGTATCTTGCGCCTCGTCAACAAAAACCCAGTCGAATTTGGGGAGGCTCACGCCTTCCTTGACGCACAGATAAAGCATGTCGTCAAAGTCCACCATTTTGGACGCGTTCGAGATGCGCAGGAATTTGCGCGACCATTCGATGGCCGTCGCGAAGTCCGCTGCGTCGCTCTCCAGTTCCATATCGTGATGGTCCGCCAGCGCGACCCATTCCGATTCGGTATCCTCCAGCAAGCAACCGATGCCGACGCCTTTGGCAAGGCCGACAAGCTTGCGCACAAATTTCGCGTACAGGCGCGCGTCCTTATCTTCCCAGTGACCAGCGTCCGAGTCGGTCAGCTTGTACATTTTATCCGTCGTCGCGTCGCGAACGCCGCGAAGGTTCAACGCCGGATTGAAGACGAGCGAGTGAAACGTCCGGGCGTTCACGCCGCGCGACTTCAGCTCCGTTGCGATTGACTTGTTGAAGGCGAGGAAGATCACGCGCGCGTCGCCGCAACGCTTCGTTGCCTCGACGATGGTCGTGGTCTTGCCGGACCCGGCGACTGCCTCGACGATCAAGTTCCCGCCTTCCGGGTTCTCGACGTGGGCAAAGATGGCTTCCTGAAATTCGGACCACTGTGTCATAACGATAGCTCCAAAAACTCTCTGCGTTGTCTCTTGCGATTGTCATGCCACGCCGGTCCTAACGGATCAATAAAAAAGTGTCAGAAAAACGCGCGAGTTTCTGACAGTGTGAAACGTCGTCGTGAAACGTGCCGGTGTTAAGATTAATGGCCGGGGCTCGGGAGGGAGCCGGACGCTTCAGCGGGTTACCCCTCCACGCTACCCGACTCCCTTTGACCCCTAGCCATCTTTTCAGCCTTGCGGGCCTTCGTTCGGGGCGATCACTTTCCCCTAGCCGTTGCAGCGGCGCGTCCTATAAAACCCTTCGGCTCTTTCGTCGCCGTTTCTTTGTGAACCAGAAAAACCCGGACCAGAAACTTCGGCCCTTGCGTCCATCCGTCAGCCAACTACCCATGCAATACCTATACCACGCTACGCCAGAAAAATGTGAACCGTGCCGAATTGTTCCGTTCCTAATCATGCTCTAGCCTTGCGGGCGATCATGACGGGAGGGCAGAGTTTTCAGGCTTGCGCCCTAATCCGACTTTGCAGTCTGTTACCAGTTCGAGCCCGCGCCGTTCACGCGCGGTTAGAGTTCCCTCCCTTGAGCAACTAGGTGGCCTTTCGGCCTAACATACCTTCCGCGCGCAAGATCGCGGGAAGGGCAAAACGAAAATCTGGCGCGTGATGCCGCGCCTTGCGTCGCATCGTGCGCAACGCGTCCGCCGCGCCGAAGTACACGCGCCGCCCGGTGAAGGAACAAAACGCGTTGATAGCGTCCCGGTTCAGCTCATGCCCACGCTTGACCAGTTGGCCGAGCGTCGCAAGCGCCTCAAGTTGATCCGCAGGAATGGGATAGTCGCGGCCCGGCTCGACGATCTCGACCGCGTCCATAACGATCCGCAGGACCATGCCGTCGCAGAACGCCATCGACGCCGGGCCGAAGTGTACACGCCAGCCGACGGTCGCGCCGTGATCTGAGACGCGCGCCGCGACGCCTTCACATTCCAGCGCATGGTCGATCCGTTCGAGCGTCGTGCGCGACCGCCAGCCCGCCGCGTCAATCTTGACGTTGTGGCCGTATGATCCGAACAAGCCGATGCGAACGATCTCCGTCGCATGATGGACCACGCTAAGCGTGCCGTCCGCCAGACGCGTCGCGCGCGTCGCAAATCCGAGGTTCAGGCTCTTGCCTGTCTTCACGTCGCGGGTGCTTCTGAGGTTGGCCATTATGCTGCTTGCTCCGTCTCTTCTTTTCCAAATGCAACGATTGTGCCGCGTATACATTCGGGCAAATCGCTCCACTTCATTTTCTTGTGCCGGAAATTGTAGCGGAACGTCGCCGCCTCGTTTGCCGTCATGCTTGCCCAGCCGCCCGGATGTGACCCATAGCTGGCCGGGCCAATGTGGGCCACGTGTAGCCATGCGTCGCGATAGTGCGGTCCGCCTTCCTGAAAACGTCCGCCGATGATCACGGTGTAACGATCCGCGAATCCTTTGCCGCCGTCAAAGCACGCCAGCACATAGTCCGGTGCGCCTTCAAGCCATCGCTGCGTCGATCTCTTCGCGCGGTAAACCTGATGCTGGCCCATTAGTCCGCCCGCGATTCTGCGAACGCGCCGACAACGCCGTGCTCCGTCAGGTATTCCACGAATGCACGCGCGCCCGCTTCTTTGATGTCCATAGACTGGCCACTGTATTGGCCGGGGCCGTGGAATTTCCAGTCCGCCGACCCGTGGACGCCTTTCTTTGAGTAGCCGGTCGCGTGGCCCATGTCGCGGCCATGCACGAGCGTCGCCGCGACGCGCAAGGCCTTGATCAGTTCGGGGTTCTCGCGTTTCGGAACGATGACCCACGCAAAGCCGCAATACATCGGCTCGACCGCGCGCTCGCCGCCGCAGGCTTGCACAGCGCGATCCCATGCCTCATCCCCGCGCGCCTTCACAGCGGCGCGATAGCTTTCCAGAACGGTCGCCATCGCGGCAGTCGCCGCCGCGTGTGCGTTGTTGATCAGTTCCACGTAGTTTCACATCGGTGTCTCTCTGTGTTGCAGGTAACTAGCTCTTGCTCACAATGAGCAAGAGCTATGCCACGGTCAGGCGTGGACGATGCCGTCAAGGTCGTCGCATTTGTCCACTAGCTTCCCGATCTTTTCAGCAAGGCCGGGGATGCTGATCTTTTCCAGTTTCCACGTCTCCGCGTTTTGCTGATAGGTCAGCCCGCCCATCTCGTCAATGTACGGTTTTGTGCCGTCCCGTTTCGGGCTATCGATCTGTATCAGTCTGATCGACTTGTCCAGCGCATTCTGGTTTTGCTTGAGCAATTCCAGCACAGCGTCGAAAGCGCTATCTTCCGAACGTGCCCAGTAGCCGGGGAACGATTCGGTCATTGCGATGTAATCGGTGCGGCCAATATCTTCCGCATCGAAGTCTCTGCCTTTTTTCACCAGTCTCTCCATTGTCAAATATCGGGACACGTTGATGTGCCCAGACAACACAATGCAAGCGCCGTGCCACGTGGCCGGACGGTGAGTGTTAGGGTTAATGGCCGCGGATCGCGGGCGCTTTAACCTTACTGCCGATCGCGTGGTTAACCGTTAACCATAGAACAGTTCTCGCTTCGGTACGGTCATCAGCCGCCGCAGTTTCGTTTTGATACCGCACTTGCACGTGTGAACAAGCGTCTCGCTTTGGTGCGCGTAAACGTACAGCGTCCAGCGGTGGCGCTCGCCACATTGGCAGACGTGGCCCATGGGCTTGTCAGTCGTCAAGGGGGTCGTCTCCACATTCGCAAATCATCGCGCGCAGCGTGCGCGCCGTGGCGTGCAGGACGCGGTCCCCCTTGCGGACTATCCACGCGCGGGCAAATGCGTCAGGCCGCTCCACGGTGACGCCTAGCGCCGCCGCGAGCGTGTCAATGTTGGCCGTCAGTTTCTCGATCCGGGTCATGCGCGGATAACCGTGCCGCGCGTCCAGCCGAGGAAGCGCGCCGCCGCTTCGATTGCGTGCTCTGCTGGCGTGTCGCCACAGCCGCCGAAGTGTCCCGCGAAGGTGAAGCCTGCCGACGTGAAAGCGTCTTCAATCGCGGCGCTCTCTTTATGGTAACCATAGCCGCCCGCGTTGCCACGTCCGGAGACGTGGATAGTTTGCGACGGGTCCATTGCGAGACGTTGCGGTTGCTTCGCATCGGTGAAGACGTTGACCAGCTTCGCGCCTTTGCGCGAGCGTGCCCAGACGGAACAATAGACCACGCTGGCCGACGATCCGCGCCCCATGTAGACGCGAACGTCCACGGGCGTTATGATCCGCTTGGCGTAACGGTCGCCGGGTTTGAATTCCGGATTGATGGCCGCGAAGAGGTAACGCGCGACAACTTCCTTTGTGTCGCTCATGTTCATCGCATTGTCGCGGCCATTGATCAGCCGCGTGACCTTGTTGAAGTCGTAACCGGGGCGTTTCTCTTGTGTCATCTTGATCTCTCAGGTTGTCTCTGTAGTCAGTGATGCAAGCGCCGTGCCGTCTAGCGGGTGCGAACGCTCGGGATGCAGTTGCCTAGAATAGAACGCGCCTGCGAAAAACCCTCCACCAAGCCGTTGGCATATTGCATGGCCGCGAGTTTCAGCATGGCCCGGTCGCCGCCGAAGTCCGCCGCCGTCAGGCTCTTGACTGCCGCGTCGCCGAAAAAGACGACGGCATAGTCGGGTTGCGGGAATTGTACGTTGATGTCCGTGTTAATCATGTTAGCCTCCGAGTTCCATTTCGCAAAGGTCTTTTGCTTTGTTCACAGTGTAAAGCAATTCCCCTGCCAACTCTCGCGCGCATTCCTCGATATATTTCGGGTCGCTGTCCTCGACGCCTCCGAGGTATTCCGACTCGCCGTCTTCGCCGGTCACGCCGATAACGACATACTGCCATTGATCATTGGCCCAGCCATACAGATAATTGAAGTCGCGGCGCACAGCTTCCTTGCGTACGTCGCGCGCGGTGGGCTCACGCTTCAGGCGCTTGGCAAGCTTCGCCTTCTCTTCATCGCACAGCCCCCAGCCGTCACGCTTTGCAATGGCCATCGTCTCGAACCAGTTGTAGAGACGCCAGCTCCCGCGATCCGTCGCGAGTATCCAGTGACCACGCGGGGCGTCCGAATAGTCGCGGCGCTCCCATTTGCCGACAACGCCGTGGCCACAATTTTCATCCCACGGTGCGCCGTGGCTGTCATCGTGCGTTATCTCTACCGTGAAGGTCGCGCCGTTCAATTCGAAAGTGTCGCCGCTGTACATTTTTGAAACTCTTCGGTTGCTCTAGTGATGATGATGCAACCGCTATGCCATGGCGTTCTTTATCAGGTCAAGTCATTAATTGAAGGCGCTTGCTGGAAGCCGTAGCGTTCGGCAATCGCCGCCAGCCAGTGAACGGTGGCCGGGAGTGTGGCCTGTCTCAGCGCGTCGCACAGGATCGCCGACGCTGTATGTAGATGGCCGTCGATCTCTAGCCACGCCGTCAGCTCTTTCGCCAGCGCGAGCGTGTCCTTGTCCATTAATCGATCTCTACCTTGTAGGCATAGCTTGCGCGCGGGTGAAGTGCATAGAACCAGCCGCGCAAAAACCAGCGCGCCGCGCCTTCATCCGGGAACGTGTGAGACGGCAGATTGAAGGGCGGCGCGAACATGACGCGACCGTCGCTTAGCCTTGTCAGGTGATACGTGATCATTGGCGCAGCTCATACGCCAGCGCCGCGATATTGCGGACGCGTTCGTCCACAACTAGGTCGCTATCGTCAAGAATCACGCCGTACAACGCGCCGTTGTCCATCGCATCTAGCAGGCGATCAAACGCCGTTGAATAGACTTTCAGCCGGACCGTGTACGTCATGCCGTCGCGCTGGATCGTGCTCAGTCGAAACATAGCTGTCTCACTTTGGTTTGAAGATGGTCGCAATGTCATAGCTGCGCTTCAGGTCATTGACCAGCGCCGCGATAGTCTCGGGGCTCAGGCCGTCCCGGATTGCGACCGGGTGAACCGTGCGACCGCCCAGCACGCTCAGCTCAAGGATGACCGCGCTCCCCATGATGCGGTCCGTCCCCAGTTTCTTGATCTCTGCCGCTGCGAAGTGTGCCGTCGATGCCAGTTGCGCCGTCAGCTCTTTCACTTCGCGCGCCAGTTCAGCGCGCGTTTTCTGCTTGCGTTTGGTTGCCTTTGTCTCGCTCTTCGTTGAGTAGGTTGCTCTGCCGGGATGGAAGCAAGAGACATGCCACGAAGAGCAACGCGACCAATATCATGGCCGTCGCCTTCACGTGTGGCCGCGCAAGTCCGCAGGCGGGTGCGCCCGTATCGCAGGGCCGTAGCCGGGCGGGACGCAACTCAGGTAGTGAACCGTCACGCCATTTCGGGAATAGTCTTGTGCGCAATTGGGACGCGTGCCAACATAGGCCACGATCGACATTAGGGTTGATGCCCCAGCGACCATGTTAACCACGATGATCTCGCGCCAGTGCTTCGCGACCCAATGGTTAAAGCGGTTCAACATTGAAGTCCATCCGATGCGTCGCGCGTCCCTTGTTGAGACTTTCGCAGGTCAGGTCAGCGTCGCCGTCGTCTCGCTTGTAAACCTTAGCGAGACGCCGGTTAACAGTGAACGCCTCCGGCCCTTGCTTGCCGGTGTAGAACATGATGCGCCCGGTTTTGATGTCCGTGCCGCGCAGCAGGAAGTTAGCCACGTCCTATTCCCTTTCTTTCTTGATCACGGTGGCATTGAAGCCTGCAATGATCAGTTCCTTGCGCGCCTGTTCCGCCGCGTTCTCGTCATCCGTCGTCAGAATGGTCTGTGCAACCATTGTGCCGTCGCGCAGGCCTTCCGTGATGTCCTTGGCTTCCTTCAGGCCGAGGTTGCCGGACCACTGGCGCAGCGCCTTGATCCCGTTAATCATGCCAGCGCCGTCATGTTTCGAGACGGTGACCCGATAAACGACAACCGGGCCGAGGATGTCCGCCGCCAGTTTTTCCGCCCAAGCGCTCACGCCTTGGCGCAGCAGCGCGACAATGGGGGCCGACCCCGTGCTCAGCATTTGCGCCAGCTCCGGGTCGATGGTCTTGCGTTCCTTGATCAGTAGGGCAGTCAGCTCAGCGTGATTCATATCGTTCCCTTGCGCTTCTCTTGATATACCGCCGCCCGAGCAATTCGGGACGCCAGCGTTTCACTCTATCCCACACGTTGCTTACCGCAAGGCCCGTCGCCTTTGCCACAGCGTCGCAGGATCGCTCTTTCTCCATCAGTGCAAGAAGCGTGCGCGTTCGTGCTGATGGCTTCCGGTTGTGCGCCAGACGCCCGTCCGCCATCGTTTGCGCCGGGTGGCGCTTGGCGTCCGGTCGCCGGGCGTACACGCCTTTCGGCATTAGTCGCACTCGTCCAGAGTTGCATCGTCAGGCAGGCCGTGGATCGTGGCCACTTCGGACAAGCTCACGCCTTCCGGCTCATCACCGTCGCTCTCAATGTTGAGCGTCGCGAATTTAGGCTTGACGTGCGTGCCGACGTATTCCAGCGCCTTCGCCTTGGCTTCCTCTTCAGAGTTGGCCTTGATGTACAGCGTTGCCCAGACGGGCACGTCTACACTGAATTCCTTCACGGTGCGACTCCCATCAGTTGGTCAAGATTGCCGACGATGTATTGAGCGCGGTCCGCGTCATACAGCGACGCGCCGGACCGGGCGATGCCTTCAACGAAGGCCGCGAAGGGCGAGCCCAGTGTCGTCTCGAACCGGGCCACAAGCCTGCCGTCAATCGACACGTTGACCGGGCCGGTGATGTGGTTCGCATTGATCCGCATGAAGTCGTAACGCATTTTTGTGTCTCTCGGTGGTCGGTTGGCAGTGATCAGTACAATGCAATGGCCGTGCCATATTCACGCGCCTAGCCCGGTGACCTTGTAACGCTCTTTGGAGACTGTGCCGTCAACCATGCGTTTCTCGATCTCGATGATATCGTGGCGTAGCCCGCGATGCCGATGATACTCCAGCAGGCCGTCCAGCGGTCCCAGAAGGCCGGGCAGGGCTTTGCTGAATTCCTCCGGCTGGCCGTACGTCGCGATCTCGACGAAAGGGCCATGCGGGTAAAGCTGGCGCAGCAGTGTCACGCGTTCCATGTTAGACCGCCTTCTCGCTCATGGCCGCGAATGCAACCGCGCGCCAGTTGTCGTCGATAACCTCTGCCGCTCTTTCGCGCGTTACCGTCAGGCCGTCAAGCCGGTATTTGAGGGTCACGCCTCCATTTTCCCAGCACGCCGACGCGATGACTTGATGGCCGTCGCGCAGCGTGTAAATGTTTTCCTCCAGCGCGAAGTTCGCGCCGGTGACCGCGCGCAGCGTTGCCTTGCGGGCCATGTCGTCGATGATGGTGAAGCCGTGCGTCATGTTGAAACTCTCGGGTTGCTCTAAGTGAGACGATGCAATCCCTATGCCGCGCGACGCGAGCGCGGGAATTCCATTTTGATGCGCAGCATGTCATTGGCGTACGCGATGGCCTTGGCCGTGTACTCTTGCGCGGCGATGTACGCGCCAGCCAGACGTGAGCGCTCCAGCTCGTCCGGGCAATTGGCCCAGCGCCGCCGCGCCGCGTCTTCAGCGTCGCGTGCTTCCCGTGCGGCGTGCAGCGCGTTAGCTTGACGGGTCGCGAGGGTCGCGGCTTCCGCCAGAAAACGGGCGTCTGCGTCTTTCTTGATCAGGTTCATTGTCGTGCTCCGTTGTGTTGCTCTGATCAGGTTGATGCAATCGTCATGCCACCAGAGGCCTAGAGGCTCCTGATGTGGCAGTCGATAAGGTGGGCGCAGATAGACGGATTGCAGGCCGCGCCGTTGACCGTCCACTGCATTGAAAGGGCGCACTCCCCCGCGTCCCAATTCGCGGCAAACTGAATCTGTTGACCGGACAACGTCCGGTAGTGATCCGTCGCCGTGCCGGAACGATTGGCCGTCGCGATCGCTTTGGCGATTGTGCGCCGGGCCATTGTGTCAACGATGCTTTCGCCGTCAGTCATGTGATGCCCTTGCTTGCTCTGATCAGTGTGATGCAATTAGAATGCCATGCCGTCGTCACTGCCGACCCGATTAGGGAATGGCTTTATGGGCTCGTACTCCATGCCGCCCGCGTATGCCAATGGCCGACATGAAACGAATTGGAACGATATGGCGTCCCAGAATGGGAGGCCCTTCCCATTGCGGCCCTGCACTGGGATGTACACGTCGGGCTTGTTGAGTGTGCCGGGCCATGGCGTGACCTCATGCCGCCGCGTGATCTCGACGCCTTTCATGGATAGGCGGACGCCGGTCAACAGGTAGTCCAGCATGTTGTTTGCAGCGAATAGCGCGCGGGTCGCCTGCTTTGATGCGCGGGCGTGATAGGATGATATCAGAATGTGCGGCGTCTCCCCATAAGACTGGAGTCTCATAATGGGAAGGTGATGCCAGTAGATAAACGTCGGGAGGCCTTGCTTGGCCTTAAAGCCGAGGGTCCGGGTGATGCGCGCCTGATAGTCCAGAGGCCGCAATGGGTCCACGTCTCGACCAAAGATTGACTTGGCCGTCGTTGTGGGTCCGCGCCCCATGTACTCCCTAAGCAGGTCGCCACGCAAAGCAGGCGGGAGGCCCATCTCGACCGGGCCGGACGCCCCAAGGCCGGATAACGTCCACGCCTCATAGTTGCGCGGGACATCATTGAGTTGGTCATTGCGTCCTATCAGGGCGCGGTGTCTTGCGAGGGCGGTTGCGTCGATCATGCTTCCGCACATAGCAAGGGACGGGCCACGGGGCAAGGGGGCCGTCACCCTTTTAACTGGGGCGGGTCACCCCGTCTTAAGAGGTTGGGCAGCGTTTAGGTTAAAAGGCGGTGCGCGATAACGTTCCTAAGATAGGTGAAGAGCCAGCTCAGGGCGGGGAGGGCGGTTAGGGTTACCGTCCCCGTATAAGTAGGGTGGCATCACCCTAATTAAGCCTATTAGGGTTTATAATAGGGTGCCAATCCCCTTTTGGGACACTCCATTATCCATAATATTTTCTCAGCACTTTAAGATGAGAGGAAGGTTAATAGGTAGTGATTGTCAAAAACCCTTATAAATAAAGGCCCAAATGCCCCTTTTGCGACCTCACACTGGACGCCATAGGGCGGAAGGTTAATGGTCGAGCTATATTAGCCATAAGGCCGGGAGGGCGGAGCGCTAATTAGCCTTAACGCCGTATAACGTAAAATTAACCCTAACAGCCCGTATAACCTCGTCTATAAGTATACTAATTAACCTTAATCGGCTATAAATTAGGGTTAATTAGCGCCGTTTAGGTTAATTTTGCGAGAGGCCGAGGGGGACTTCAAGGCGTTAAGGTTAATATATTCATAAGAAAATTCTGATGCGAGCCGTGCATGTTAATAAGACATTTCTTATTAACCTTAACAGGCTATTAAGGTTAATCTGTTAAGGTTAATCAAGAGGCCGTGGGGGACTTCAAGGCCGAGGGGGACTTCAGCTTTGAGAAGCCGCGGGGGACTTCAAGGTTAATAACCGATAAATCCGACGCGTCGATTAATTTTCATGCTCCGTTAACCTTAACAGGCTATTAAGGTTAACGGCGTTAAGGTTAACGGCGTGTTAAGGTTAATGGGCCATTAACCATAGTTTCTTGGTTAATAGGCATTAACTAAGAAAAACCCGCCCCATGGTTAAGGGCGGGTAGCCACTGCGGGCCAGTCCAGTTGAGCCCGGTTCAGGGGCTCCAGAGCTTTCGGGGCTCCAGTCTAGTCAAAGTGGCGGCGGTCTTCCGCCTCTTGCACGCCACACTCGAACAGGGCGTCTTCCAGATCGCCGGGCTCGATATCCCACTTGTCGCACGCCGCGAAGAAGGCATCCGAATTGACGTGTTCAACGCCCGGCTCTTCAAGAGCGCGGGAGACGGCGGCGCGGGTTTCGAGGTAGGTCATCTGATCAACTCCGTTTCTGATAAAGAGACAATGCCACATGATTGGAGGATATGCAATAGCTATTTTGCATTATTACAAATTTGTAATGTTGCATTTTATGCCTTGACACTTTGACAGGGCTATGATATTCTGAGGCTAAAACCATTTTTTCGGCGTTAATGAGTTGTTAACCTTAACAGGGCGGTAAGGTTAACAGGCTGTTAAGGTTAACGCGCGGCGGCGAAAAATTAACCACGACCCTTGCGGGCCGCGGTTAACCTTTCCTTAGTCCTGCGGGTACGCGCACTCGATTCGCTTGCCAGTGTGGGAGCAAATCAGGTCGGCGTCTTCCCAATTGATCTCACAAGCGATCACGCGCCAGTCAGTGCTATAGTCCTGCTGGATTGCCTCGCGAATGTACTCGATATTGGCGAGAACGGCGTCAAATGACAGCGCCTCACCGTCACGCGTGACGAAGTAGAGCGGATATCCGCCGGGCCATGCGTACGGGCCATTCTCGATGTACTCGTTAAACTGGTCGATGGTGAAGGTCAAAGCCATGTCGCATCTCCGTTTTTGCTGACCTGCTATTGATGGCATAGAATAGCCGGGTATGCAATAGCTATTTTGCATTATTTCAAAAAAGTGGCCCGGCTCGCGCGCGTGGCAAGCCGGGCCAGTGTCACTAGGGGAAACGGAGAGAAACCCCTAGCTCAGATGCAGGAAGGCGATCCCGAACGCCAGTGCGCCGGTCGGCGCACAAACGTAAAGCCATATCTTGCGCAGCAATAGCCCGATAATCCAGCCGATATCCGCGACCCATCGCGGCAATAGGTCGGCGGGCGTCCAGCCGGTTCGCTCACACTCAAAGGGAGGCTTGGAAGGCGCTTGTGCGCCTTCCGTGTATACCCCTTCAATGATTGGACGCAGGCGTCCACCAAACGATTGCGCCACTAGAAAACCTCCCGGATCACGTCGAGGGGTTGATTGAAGTCAAACCCCTCCCGCTTGTAAATTTCCTGACAGCATGTGACCAGCATGGAACGGGCCAACAGGACAGGCAGGTTATAGTCCCACGCGAAGCGGTGGGCGAGATCGTCGAGCGTCGCGACCAAATCCCACGCGTCGCGCGCGTAGCGCTCAGCGGCTCGCCTAGTGGCCGGGCGATCGAGGGTCATGCGAGCGCAATTCTCATTGCCCGGAATCCGCGTATGAAGCAGGACGAGAACCATTTGCGTTGAGTGTTCCACGCTTATGCCTCCTTCAAAAAGTAATACATGGCCAGAGTGCAACCGAGGCGCGGCGCTTCGGGGCAAAGCAGCGCGACCTGATGGCCATGCGCAAAATAATGCTCTTCCTCTTCGTCCATGTGCGCCGGGGCTCCAGCGTCCACGCGAGCGATGAAGGCATCAGCGGCGGCGATATCCGCATCAGACAGGCCTTCCGGGTCGTCATTGAAGAAATAGCAGGCCCAATGTGCGGGGGCCACTGCGTCGATATTGATCAGGTCGCGGCTCATGATTTCGTCTCCATTTTTTTGGTCGGGAGAGGGGAGCTGCCGGGGCTTCCGGTGGGCGGTTGCTTGTCCCGCTCCCCTCTCTCGATGTGCAAGGTATCTCACATGATTGGAGGATATGCAATAGCTATTTTGCATTATTACAAATTTGTAATGTTGCATTTTTCTACTTGACAGGCCCGGATTTTTGTGATATAATGGATTGACGACCTATTTTCGGCGGTTAATGAGTTGTTAACCTTAATAGGCTGTTAAGGTTAACGGATTGAGGCAAAAAATTAACCATGGCCCTTTCGGGCCATGGTCAACTCCCGTCCCCGAGCCGGGGCCGGGCTTAAGGGGTGATCGAGTTCCCTTCATGCTGGCCAGCGTGGATTTCGTTCTTGGTCTTTTCCGCCAGCGCCCGCAGGGCGATTGCAGCGCCTTCGTAATCGCGAGCCTTGAATTTCTGGCCCGTGATCCGCGACGCCGCGTCCATCATGGCTTTCGGCGTATAGTTGCGGTTCGGCATCATTTTGAATTTCCGGTACATATCCAGCCCGGACGCGATGGTCAGGCATTGGAACACTGAAACCGAAACTTGGCCCGAAAACATTGTCATTGCAGTTCTCCGTTGTTGATGACCCTTTATGCCATAGCTCTCTGCATACGTCAACAGGATAATTCGAAAAAAGTGCTACATTACAAATTTGTAATGTTGCATTTTTCTTATTGACCCGGCTCGCTTTATATGATATTCTGAGGCTAAAAGCATTTTTTCCGCGTTAATGGTTTGTTAACCTTAATAGGCTGTTAAGGTTAACGCCGCGAGGCCAAAAATTAACCCTGCGCGGTGGGGGCGCAGGGTTAATTCTTCCTTTCCCTAGTTGGGCAAACCGCAGGCGTCGGCGAAGCGGCGGAAATCGAAGTTCGGGTTAACGTCTCCGAAAGTAATCGCCAGATCGCGAATCGTGTCGTCGAGGACGTTCAGGCTTGCGTCACGCGTCGCCTTGTCCGAGATTTTCGAGAGGTTGAAGCGGTGGTCGGCCATGCGCTTCGCGATGGCGATGAAGTGTTTCTTGGTCATTGACGTTCTCCGTTGTTGATGACCCTTTATGCCATAGCTCACTGCATAGGTCAACTGGATAATTCGAAAAAAGTGCAACATTACAAATTTGTAATGTTGCACTATTCGCTTGACTAATAGTCGGGGAGCGAGTCCGCCGTGCGTTCGAGGAAAATCATCTGGACAGGCGTAAACTTGAAATCGCCTTGGCCGCTTCCGTTGTCGTCCATGAAGCCCATGGACAAGGCGCAGCCGAGGCTGGACGAGTGTTTGCCGTTCTCATTGGAGAAGCAGACAAAATAACGATTGCCATCGTCCGGACCCATGTCCGTGCATTCGAAAACCACGAGCGAATGGCCCTTCGCAATAACCTTGTCTTTCGGTCCCAGTTTCATGTTAGCGGCTCCATTTTTTGTGAAAGCGCACCGCGCAAATCCGGTTGCTGAGTTCTTCCGAAGGGAAGAAGAAAAAGGCGATTTTCAGAACCGTTTCCATTTGGTCGCTCCGTTGTTGATGCAATAGAGATAGCACATTGATCAGGATATGCAATAGGCTTTTTGCATTTTTCTGCTACATTACAAATTTGTAATGTTGCATTTTTCCTCTTGACCCGGTCGGATTTTTGTGATATAATGGATTGACGACCTATTTTTCCGCGTTAATGATTTGTTAACCTTAATAGGTTGTTAAGGTTAACAAACCGAGAAGAAAAATTAACCATGCCGACCTCGCGGTTGGCATGGTTCTTGCTTCAATCCACATCCCACCCAAACGCGTGGGCCGCTTCTTTCCGCGCGCGGGCACACATTCGAATTGCCCAGCAATCGCCGTCCTGATAGAGCGACCACCGCGCGCGTCCGACTCGGATGCAGGCTAGGTCTAGAATCTCGCTCCATGCTTCCCAGTAGTTTTCGGCGTCCGGCCCTTCTAGGCATGTCGCCACGTTGACGGCTAGCCGGGCGATGCTTTGCGGCGTCTTCCTGATAGGCTCCAGCGTGCAAGCTTCGGCCACATGCTGCGGAATGTAAATTCCGCGCGCGTCGCTGGCGATCAGTTCCATATCTCCGGGCATGTGATCAATCCTCGAAAAGCAATTCCGCGAATTGGTCGCGGGGTTGAAAGGAAGTCTCTTCGTCGCGAATCTCTTGGCAGACTTTCTCGACGATTTTGAGCTGTCGCATGATCTCGCCCAGCGTAGGCTTGCGGCCATGCAGGTAAAGGCTGTTTTCCGTGTCCATTAGAACGTCACCACAACGCCGAGGATCGCGACGGCCACGAACACGGCCACAACCACGCAAGCGAAGCGGTCGCGCTTCACGACGGCTTTGGGAGCCGTTTCTGCCGTGATCGGCGCGCGGCGCTCGACGCCCGCCCATTCGCGGCGGATTTCTTCGTCTGTCTGGCGGTAGTTGATTTGCATTTGGTGTCTCCGTTGTTGATGACCCTTTCTCGCATAGGTTGGCCGGATATGCAATAGCCTTTTTTGCATTTTCTGCATTTTGAACATTACAAATTTGTAATGTAGAATTCTGCATTATGCGCTTGCATTCCCTGCAAGCCTATGGCATAACTAACTCATCAAAACGGAGACAGCAAATGACCACCTCTTACTGGACCAAACTGAACGACGCCACTCAGCCGGGCGCAAGCGCCACGAAAGCCGCGATTGACGAGATCGCCGCAGGGCTCGGTTACAAGGGTAAAGAGCCTATCCTGTACGTTCTGAAACGCGCCCAACGCCTCGCCCAGATGAAGGGCCGCACGATCAAGACGGAAGCGGAATTCATCTACTGGTTTAACCAAGCGTTAGGCAATCTCGCCGCCCAGTTCGGCATCGGTAAATGAAAGGCTAAGCCCCCTCCTAAAGAGGGGGCTTACCACACAAGGGGAATTTCATGATCACTATTAAGCGACTGTTAGGGATGATGGGTTTCTTTACCTTTATCGGAATAGCGGGATATTGGCAGTTATTTCAAATGAATTTAATCTAATTGTGAGGTACTAAATTAATCCATTGTTAGGGTTAATTTTTCAACATGATTTGTTAACCTTACTTTCTTGGTTAATTTTTTGAGGGTCTTTATTAACCATACCAGAAATTCGCAAATTATTAACCTTAACAGAATGTGGCTTTCTGTTAAGGTTAACCCACTGCTAAGCCCCCTCTATTTAAGCCCCCTTATATAGAGCATGGTTAATAACAATTAACCTATACAGCATGGTGTGTGCATTAGTATGTTATTAACCTTAACACATAGTATATACATAGCATGTAACATTAACAGTATGTAATGTAACATTAATAAATAATAAATAATTAATTATTTATTATTTTTATTATTTATTAACCTTAACGATCGATTAACCTTACCGCTTAGGGATTTGTTAACCCTAACAGGGGGTAATGCCCCAACATGGGTCATTAACCTTACTACGCCAGTCATTATACGCTCGTATGAGGGTAGGAAATTAGACCGGGGGTACTTATATTATAGCCCCGCCTCTTAGCCCCTTGATTTCATAAAAAATTTTAGAAATTTATCCCTTACGGGGGTTAAAAGGCTTCTAGCCTCCGCAGGGGGTAAGGCCCATCGCCCGATAACAGCCCTTATCGGCCCACAGCCCGATAGTCTTGACTTCCGTCCATGGACATGGGACAACGTAAAGGTAACGCCCCGTCCCTCTGCGCTCCGGCGTACGGGCGGGCCATCATTTCAAGGGGTATTGCCCATGTCCATGCTGAAGAAGTCCCGTCAGAAGAAAGCCGTCGCCCAGAAACCCGCGGCGAAGCCTCTGGCCGCGCTCGCCCGCAAGTCCAAGGGTCCGAAGCGAATTACCATGTCTCGCGACTAACCGTTTGCGAGGGTAGCTCAGTTGGGAAGAGCGCGCGGTTGATAACCGCGAGGTCGAAAGTTCGATTCTTTCCCTTCGTACCATTTACCGAACTCAGTAAGAACATGGCCGGGCATTCGTGTCCGGCCATCTTTTTATCTAATGCAGTAAAATAGTTGTTGACGATGTGGCACGCTGCCTGCATAACACGTCTGACCGCTCCGCACTGGGGCTCTAGCAAGGAATGACCAAATGAAGATCGAAGGTTTCGAGAAGCCCAAGCGCCAAGGCTTTGGCGGGCGCACCGGCTCGGACATCTATGGCCTGCGTGCAATGGCCGTCGGTGAGAGCGCTTTCCATGGCGCGCGTGTGGTGGACGACATCAGCGGCGAGATGGAGACTGTCGTGAAGACGGCGCGTCGCCTGTCCAACGCGATCGCCTTCGTGCAGCGTTCGAAGCAGATGAAGTTCTCGTCGAGCACCGTCCGCGGCGGCGTGCTGTACGGAAACTGGACAGCGCCGTCTGACGGCGTGGTCGTGACGCGGACAGCATAGGCCGGGCGCGATCTCGATGGGGAACCCGTAACGACCCGTTGATCAGCGGGCAGGCTCCAAGAAGCGCGTCAATCGGTCGATCGCGAAAGCCAGCGCAGAAGGCTTGACGCCGGGAGAGACACCGGACAATTTTCAGCAAGGGCACTGACCATGGTTAAAGTCGTACACGTCAAGAAATCGCGCGGCCCGGTTCCGCAACTCGATCTCCCCGCGGGAAGCTCCTACTACCACTGGAGCCTCATGTCCGGCGGGCGCGGCGTCAAGCGTTACAGCAAGACCCCGCCCCGGCGATCGCAGCTCACCAACTCGGAATTCAAGGCGGCTCTCTACGATCTGGAGGACGCGCTTGAAGCCTTGTCGGACGCTGATGATCTCGACGGCATCATCGAAGACATCCGCCAGCTCGGCTCCGAACAGGAAGAGAAGCACCAGAACCTCCCGGACAATCTCCAGTATTCCGGTACTGGCGAATTGCTGGAAGGCCGCGCGCAAGCCTGCGAAGAGTGGGCGAGCGAGCTGGAGCAAGTCGAGAAGCCCGAAGAAGTCTCGGACGATGATGTCGATGAGTACATCACCGACAACTTCGAAGAGGATGAAGCGGCGGACGCCAATCGGGAGGAAATCTTCACGACCCTCCAGAGCGAACGCTTCGACGAATTCAAGGAAGCTGTCTCGAACTGCCAGTACGGCGGCGAGTGATGTGGAACCTAGATGAAGCGGTCCACTATCTCCGCTGCATGAACGCGGACGCGAAGCGCTTCGGTTGGTGCTTCGCGCTCGGCGGCGGTGTCCTCAATCACGGCTACTCCAAAAAGGATTTGGACATCGTCGCTATCCCGTATCACGGCGCGGGGCTGACCGGCCTCTACGACTACCTGCGTCGTTATGGGATGGTCCAGATCAGGACATCGTCCCAGATGCGGTCGGGATGGAAAGAGCCGGACATGAAGCATGTCGAAGAATGGCGCACCGACACGGGCAGGCGCATCGACATCATGATCATGATCGTGCCTTCGCCCTATCGCGGGCGACAGGCGTACAAGAACTTCGAATCGGAAAGTGGCTTCTGATGATCAGTCGGGAAGACATCCGCGCCTTCATGGAAAGCGGAATGTACGGTGGGCCTCCGGTTCACCGTACACACCCCGACGCGATCTGCGTCGCCGTTAACCCTCACGACTACGAATGCCCTGCGTGCAAGGCGCGTGGCACGGCACTTGCTCTACCTTGCTCATCAGTAACGCTCAAGGAACCAAAATGACCTACGAAGAAGAAGAAGCCCTCAAATTCAAGCGCATCGTCGGCCTCGTCCGCAATGCAGTGATCTCTGTCGTCACCGTCCTCACGCTGACGATCGCCGGTTGCAATTCGTTCTACACTGTCGGCGAAGGTGAACGCGCGGTCCACACTCGCACCGGCGCGCTCGTCGGCATCACCAAGCCCGGCCTGAACCTGAAAGTGCCGTTCGTTGACGACTTCCGCATCATGGACGTGCGCGAGCAACCGATTGCGTGGCAATACTCGAAAGAGGATGGCGACAGCCGCATGAACTCGTACTCGCGCGACCAACAGCCCGCGGAGATCGCGCTCAACGTGGCGTGGTCCATCCCGGCTGACGACGCGACGATCTCGGACATCTACCAGACATACGGATCGCGCGAGCGCTTCCGCACCACGGTCGTCGTCCCCAAGACGGTCGAGGCGGTCAAGAACGTGTTCGGCGGCTACGACGCGGTGACGGTCATCCAGCAACGGTCGAAGTTCAACGCTGATGTCGCGATCGCGCTGAAGGAACTGCTGAAGGGATACCCGGTCGTCGTGTCGGCTGTGCAGGTTCAGGACATCTCGTTCTCTGACGCCTACGAGAACGCGGTCGAAGCGCGCATGATGGCACAAGTCGAAGTGCAGAAGCGCGAGCAACAGAAGCAGACGGCGCAGATCGACGCGGACATGCTCGTGATCCAAGCCGAAGCTGATGCCAAGCAGACCCGCCTCCGCGGCGATGCTGAAGCGGCGGCGATCCGGGCGCGCTCGGAAGCTATCGCCTCGTCGCCCAAGCTCGTCGAGCTGACGCTCGCTGAGAAGTGGGACGGCAAACTGCCCACGACGATGGTGCCGGGCCAAGCTGTGCCCTTCATCAACGTCAAGTAGGTCGAACGCTGTCGCTCTTGAGTGCCAGACAGTAGAGAGCGGAGGCCCGTCAGCAATGGCGGGCCTCTTGCCATTTAGTAGGAGGCCTAAAATGATCTTCAGACACATCACGAAAGTAACGTGGCAATCGGACGGGCGCGAGATGTACACTGAAGTCTCACGCGAGTTCCCTCAACTTCCCTCCATCCAAGAAAAGAGAATGGCCGCGGAGGATGACGCTCGCACGCACGAGCTGATCGCGCGCAGGGAAGCAAGGTTCGCTGACCCGTCGCCGGTGAAGCTCGAATACTTCTGGACCAAATCGAACGGCGATGTCGTTCTCCACGCAACGCCGATGTACATCGTTGGAGCGTTCGGCAAAAGGCTCACGCGCAATGGATGAAACATGGGAAATGTCCCCTCTCAACCCGAACAGCCAGAACAACCAGACGACGTACACGTACGGCAGTGCCGTACCTTCGGACACTGGGAGCCCGGAAGTCACAGACCCAAACCGGACACCAGACTCGGGTGGCGCGATCTTCGCTATCATAGTGGTCATAGCGGTCCTCGTCTTTTTCCCTAACCTCACGCGACGGCTCTGAAATGAGGAACTACGTTTGCGAGCTGACGCCCGGTTGCACAAATCGTCGCAAGCACGATGATCCGGATGACTGCACGCGGCGGTTCGAGTATATCAAGTGGGAGATCGCGCTGCTGATCGGCGCGCTGATCATGGGGGCCTGAATGGTTGTCTGGTATCGCGCCGTCGAGCGTAAGCACTACACTGGCGGTGGCGTCGAAGTGGACGGGAGCTATTCCGCGTCCTACTTCTCCCACGCGACTGTCGAGTTCGAGGAATTCGAAGTGATCAAGGTCACGCCCAAGGGCGTCAGGATAAGGGACCATCGTTACTGGCGCGATCGCTTCGTTCGGCTTGAGGCCACGAAGCGCTTCGCGTGCCCGACCAAAGAGGAAGCGCTCGTCAGCTTCCGCGCTCGAAAACTTCGCCAACTTTCCATCTTGCGTTCTCAGGCGCGCGTGATAGAAAGTGCTATGAGATCACTCGACAAGAAACCCGTAGGAGACTACTTCTCGTGAACCCATACCAATGCAAACTGCACGGCTTCAATGAGAGCCTTGAGCGTTGCCCCGCGTGCCGTGACGAGATCGAGAAGGCCGATGTCGCTGACGGCCTCCGCTTCCTCGCTGTCCTTGTAGTGGCCGTCGCTATGCTCTGCGCTGGTGTGGCTCTAGGGCTCGCGGCATGATCAAGGCGCACAACATCCGCGTTGTTCGCTCGCTTCCCAAGCGCATCCGCATCGGCGTTCCGCCCGGCGTCGGCGATACCTATTGGGCTCTCTGCAAGCTTGAGAGCTTCAGGGAGAAGCACAACATCGAGCACGTGACTTTGTGCGTCAAGGCGCACGAGCTGAAGCGTGCGCTCTCGTGGCCCGGCATGGTGGACTGCGTCGATGCCGCTGAAGAGTTCGACTTCGGGACGAACCCCGGCATCCGCGAGACAGGCTTCTCGTGCCGCAAGCCCGGCGTCGATGTCGTGATGTGGCCCAACGCGGTCATCGATCGCGGCGAACATCTGCGCAACTGGATGCCGGAGTACGAGCTGAACCTCGATATCGAGATCAAGACGCCCGCCATACCGTCCCGGTTCAGCGACAGGCATGTGGTCTACGCCAGCTCCGAAGGCGTGAATAAACACTGGTTCCCTGATCGCGGTCCCGGCTTCTGGCGTCACCTCATCCACGAGCTGGGGGACCAGACGGGCGAGCGCCCTCTGATCATCGGCGCAGGATGGGACAAGGACTTCTTCAAAGCCATCGGCCCCGTCGATGCGGACAACCTGATCAGCGAGACGACGCTACCCGCGGTCGCCGCGATCATCCGAAACGCCAAGTCGCTGACGGGCATCATCAGCGGCATGACGGTTCTCGGCAATCACTTCCAGACGCCGACTGTCGCGATCTACCCGGACCGCTTCGTCCCCGGCTTCCTCTCTTCGTGGATCAAACCCGGCACGCCTTACGTCCCGCTGATGGCATCGGAAGTGCCGCCGTCGAAGGATGTCGCGCGCATAACAAAAATGTTGGCACGATGAAAGTTATGAAGTATAACGGCGTGCGGGAGCTTGACTTCGAACGAGCCGTAGGCGAGTTCGAAGTCGAAGACAGCTAGATACCTCCGTCGTGCCAGCGGGAACGAAGTTACCGCTGGCAGGACGATCCACGCCGTTACGATCCACCGAAAGAGAAGAGACGCAGATGAAACTGGAAGCCGGTCAGGTCTGGAAGAACAGCCAAGGCGTTCTCGTCAAGATCACTCACGAGGTCAGCATCGAAGGCAAGGTGTATTACTACACTGGTGAGAACCAGCGTGGCGAGCGCGGCAATTACGATCTCAACGGCGTCCTCCAATCGCTCTCCAAGAAAAGCCATCTGGTCGAACAGGTAGAAGTCGTGGGCATGGACGCGTTCAAGGCGTTCAACATCGGCTCGCTCTGGTGTACACACGGCGGTCGCGTCTGGGAGATCATCGCGATCTACAACACGACGGCGGAAGAATTCCCGATCATCGCGAATGAGGTGTTGCCGGATGGCACGCTTCATGCGAATATCAAACGGTTCGATTGGAACGGCCAACCGCACGACGGTTCGGCCAGTGTCTTGTGGAGGAAGTGCTCATGATGGACGCGATCGTCAAAGGCATGGTGCTGGTCATCATGTTCTCGTTTCTCGTATGGGCGACGCTGTCGTCGGTGTCGTGCGCGGTTGGCGCGGGGGCAGAACTGGTTGAGAAAGTCAGCACGTGATCCGGATGGAGCTGCACGACGAAACTCTCGCGGCTCTGTTCTGGATTCGCGGTCGCGAGCTGAAGTGCTATCCACGCCGCAATCACCTTGTTGCCCCGCCCCACGGTCGCCTTATGTACCTGTTCCACGTAGGAGCGGCCAAGTGCTATCGTTCGTGGCAAGGCGAGAGCTGGACGTTGACGCGCCAAGGTCGGGAACTGGTTAACGAGATCATCGAGTATGAGGAAGAGAACCCGCGCTATAGCAGTGAAGAAGGGCCTTCCGCTCTATTTCACAGCGGAACCCTGTTCACGTGGTCACATAGCGCCGCGGTACACGAGATCGAAAACCTGCGTCGAATGCGACAGAGAAACGAAGAGCGCAAGGCCAAGAGGAAGGGCAGCAAAGGATGCCATGAAACGCGCCTCCGCGCGCAACCGCGTCCCAAGGTGGCTATCTGCGTCGATGATTGCAGAGATCGAAAGCAGGTACGCTGATGCCGATTATCTCACGCGCGAGACGGGCGAGCTTCACCGCGTCGATCATATCATTCCTCTTAATGGGACAGATTGCTCTGGCCTCCATGTCCCATGGAACCTTCAGATACTTACCGAACGGGATAACGTGGCCAAGAGCAATCGGTATTGTCAGGAAGACGCCGTGGCACGTCCGTTGCAATACCTGACGGACATTCCCTTTCCGGAGCACGACCTATGAAGATGTTTGTCCCCGCTGGCCTCGCCAAGTTCGTTCACGTCTATGAGCCGCACAGCTACATCGACGACGGCGGCAGGAAGGACTACATGGTCTGCATCGACGCGGAGTACATGAAGGGATTCCCGGAGATGGACGAATACATCGCCAAGACGCCCCACCTCGCGGGCAAGACTACCACGAAGATTAGCACGCGCAAGCGCCCGGAAGTCAAAACGAACGAGCCGTACGAACTGCTGCGCGAATGCCAGTTGAACGAAGTCCGCAATCGGTCGAAGGATATGATCTTCCGTGAGCGGGACATCATCGTCGAGTTCGAGATCAAACCGATCACCCCCAACAGGGCCGGGTACAAGGGCTTCTATCTCGCCCTCGTCAGCGTCGAGATCAATTTCTGATGCACAAGATATACATCCGCGCCATGGTCGGGATTGGCGACAATCTCTACGCGCGCCCGTTCATCAAAGACTTGGCGATGCGCTATCAGGTTTCTCTGATGACGGGCTTCCCTCAATTGTTCGGGGACATCCGCGGGATACGCCTTGTGCGCGCCCAGACATCGCTTCCCTATGTGAAGAAGAACATCCGCGACTGGGGCGAGACGCGCGACTGGCGTGGCGCTCCGCGTGTGAAGCCTGATGACGAGCACCAGATGGAGCCCATCTTCATGGCATACGATCCGAACGATCCGGCCAATGTAACGGAACAGATCGGGCGTGCCTTTCCGGTACACCACCTGTACCAGTTTGATCTGCCGCCTCCGGACTTTCAGGGAGTCGATTCGTATATCAAATGGCTGATCAACTCGCGTCGGAAGTATGTGGTCATTCGCCCTGTCGTGGTCCGTGAGGGCTTCGGCACGTCGGCGCGCAACTGCCTGCCCGGATACATTCATGATGCTGTAGCGCTGCTCAAGGCCTCCGGCATCCTGACGGTGGGCATCGCCCGCATCGGCGACGGCGAAGAATGCGTTGGCCCTATACCACATTGCGACATCAACTATCAGCGGGGAGAACTCAGCTTCCCGGAGATGATCGAGCTGGTCCGCCATTCGTCCGGCGTCGTGTCCGGCCCCGGCTTCGCGATGCCAATGGCCGTGGCGGCGAAACGTCCGCTGCTGGCGATCTGGGGCGCGCGTGGAAGGCTCGACAATCCGGAGCGCATCTTCGACCGGCGCATGGACCTTTCGCAAGTTGTCAACGCCATCCCAGATAATTTCTGTAGGCACTCGACAGGGGAATGCGCCTGCGATAAAACCATCTCGAATTTCACGCTCCATCTCTTGGACTTCGTTAACAAGGTGAACCATGCTCTCCCCGTCTGATCTGCTTTTCTGGAATGCTGACATGGGCTTCGGGTTTTACCCGTGTGACCCTTCGGACGCGCCGTATAATGCGGCGTACGTCCAGAAGTACGAAGAGATGGCCAACACGAAAATAGCGGATCGCTTGAACCAGCACCGCTGCTCGTTGGCCCTGTACGCGGCGGACCAAGCAGAGCAAGGCAAGCGCATCTGGAACTTCATCGACATAGGCCCCGGCGATGGCGCGTTCATGCGCGCGTTGTCCAATGAACTACCCACAGACGAGGATTATGTTTTCGGCTTCGACGTGAACCCGGTCATGATCGGAAGGCTCATGGACGAGAGCCGGTTCGCAGTGCCAAACCAACCGGGCGATGAACCGCACTGGTCCTGCATGTGCTTCTGGGATTCGTTCGAGCACATCCTTCGTCCTGACCAGACGATCAAGTCGGCTAAGTCGGTCGCCATGTCGATCCCGATCTTCCGCAATCGGGAACACGCGTTGGCGTCGAAGCACTTCCGCCCGGATGAACACATCTGGTACTTCACCGAAGCTGGCATAGAGGCGTTCATGAAGCGCGAGGGTTTCGAACTTCTGATGAAGGATGACACAGAGACGCGCATCGGGCGCGAGGACATCATGTCGTTCGTTTTCCGGAGGAAATTGTGAACAAGCCGTTGACACCCAAGTCCCGCTCTGGCACGCTCCCATCAAACAAGTGGGAGGCTCAAATGAAGAAGCTCGAACTCAGCGATATCAAACCGGGCACGTGGCTGGTCAACGCGGATCAAACGCCGCGCTATCGGCTCATCTGTTCGTGTGGCGAACCGCGCAAGCTTTCGGCGGTGTCCGACACGGGCTACATGATGTATGGCCCGACCACTCCCGACGATCTGTTCGACTTCTACTCGAACGACGGCTGGACCGTGGACATGCGCAAATGAAGTACGTCGCGCAGCTCGTTCTCTACATCTCGTTGATCGTGCTCGTCTGGGTTTCGATCGCGCTGGTCCAGAAGACCAGCAACATCTTCGACAGCTTCGACAGCTTTGCCATCATCTCCGATGCGATGTCCCATGCGATCCGATAGACCATACAGCGGCTACCTGATCGGCGGTCCGTGCCACGGCGAGCGCTGGGACCACACGCACAGCCAGCTCAATCTCATGGAGCCCCAGCCCCTTGACGATGGGCCTATCACCCACGAGAACGCGTGCCGGGAAATCCCGCTTGCGTGCAAGTACCACACCTATCTGCACTCCGAAGAATATACGGAGTGGGGCAACATCGTGCGCGTCTTCATCTGGCAGCAAGCCGGATCACTGGGACGGTTCGATCGCGAGAAGTTTATTCGCGCGGCACTGACCGGCGATGGCAAGGTTCGTGCAGTGACGAAAGCAAATCAAAAGATCATCTGGCCCGAGTGCCCGGATGACTGGTACGAGATGAGTTTCTGATGGCTTCTCTTGCAACACTGGTAGGCACCGAACCGATTATTCGGCGGCATCAACCTATGGAGAGTTTTCAATGCTTCCTAATAGACGGAGGCAAAGAGGACTCGCTGGTTTTCAAGTTGGCGAACTCGCCCATGAAAGACTGGCATCACCTTCTCGCGCCTCCGTTTGACCAATTTATTTTGGAGTACAAAACGGAAATCCTCGGACCAGAGGTGATAGAAAACAACCGAAGCCTGCACAAGTGTCGTCCGGGGTGGATTCACATCGACAAGATGTCGCTGTGCATTCGCGAGCTGCCCAAGGATAAAGTCAAACGTCTCGGAACGAACGTGACTTTCAGCCCACTGTGTTTCTTTTGGTCCGAACCAGAAGGCATTGAACAGCTTGAGAAAGAAGCGGACGACTATTTCCGAAACCTCCCGACAAACGATCTCGCGACTTTGGGGATGGGTGGAGCGACAATTCGTTCGCTCAAAGACTTTCGCGACTATCACATGGGTGCTTCAGATTATCCTGAGTACCCAAAGCTCATGCCGATCTTGGAAGTCCTTCAGGACAATGATCTGATGGTCATGCACCAGCCCGGAAGCGCTCGCGTTTATCTGGCATACTTGGCCCTTATGAACGTCGAACGCGAGACGATCGTTCTTCCGAAGTCGTACCGCGCTGGACGTGTGTTTGTGAATGGTGACAGCAAGCCCTCGTACGAACCTCTGGTCGTGCGTATCCAACCGAACGCGGCCCGGATCATTCTGGAGGAAGATGGCTCTATACAGGAAGGGCACAGAGAAGTTCGGCAGCACGAAGTTCGTCGCCATCTTCGCAGACTCAAGTCTGGCCGGGAAGTGTGGGTGAAACCTCATAAGAGGGGCAACCCAGAGTTGGGCACGATCATAAAAACATATCAAATTGAAAGTGATCCGCTCGCGCAAGACCGGGCGGATGCAGCAAGGAAGCTACTACATTGACCATCTCTGCAAAAGTAATTCTCTGTTCGCAGCTCAAAGAGCCGAACGGAGCCCCGCCCATATGGACGCTACAGCTCCGCTACCCGCGGTTGATCCATGCGGAGTTCATGACGCATCGCGTCTTCTCGCGCAACGCATCGTCGTCGCGCGCGATCCCGGTCAAGAAGATGATCGAGGACATCCGCATGGACCCGGCGATGCTCGTACACTGGGGCCGCAACCAGTCGGGTATGCAGGCGGATGTCGAGCTGACGCCCGAAGAGATCAAGCTGGCGAAGCTCGAATGGCGCGCGTCCATGGAAGATGCCATTGGGCACGTCGAGAAGTTGGTGGCGCTCGGCCTCCACAAGCAGGCGGCGAACCGCTTGCTCGAACCGTACGCCCACATCAGCGTCATCGTGACGGCGACCGAGTGGGACAACTTCTTCCAGCTCCGCGACCACAAGGAAGCACAGCCTGAGATCAGGGCGCTCGCGGTGAAGATGCGCGAAGCCATGACCGACACGTACTGGTACGATCGCATCAACTTCCTTGAGCCCGGCCAATGGCGCCTGCCGTACGTGCGCGCGAGCGAACAGGAATACAGCGACGTGATCAAGCAGAAGATCAGCGCGGCCCGCTGCGCCCGCGTCAGCTATATGACGCACGAGGGCAAGCCCAGCACAGTGGACGAGGACGTGGCGCTCTATGACAGGCTCATCGTCATGAAGCCTGCCCACGCCTCTCCTATCGAGCATCAGGCCATGGCGCATGGCGTGAATGCGCTCGGCAAGTACGGTCGCTATGCAAACTTTGTCGGTTGGCAATCGCTGCGCAACCAGATGGAACAACGAGGTGAACTATGATGCCCTTCCAGACGCACCACATGATTCGGGAAGCGTGCGCCCCGCTCATGGCGGGGATGATACTGGCGCAGAACTCGCGCCCGCTCGCTGATCGTTTCAGGGATCATGCGGCCAAGCCGTATGTCAATCCAAGCCCGGCGATCTGGTATTTTCACGATACTCCGGTGGACCTTGTCTTCCATCAGGAAACCGGGTACATCTTGCTCGACCATGTTCGGAAGCTCCGTTCGCCTCCGTTCGATCACATCAACGCCGCCCTCGCCGGTCGCGTGAAAGCCCTGAAGGAAGCGGAAGACTATGAGATACTTCGACGCGAAACGGGCGATGCCCAACTCGATGCGCCGGAAGTTCCTTCGGCCTAAGTCCAAGGACACTCACGTCGCGATCGCCATCAGTCAGGACAGGACAAGCCTTGTCCTGAAAGTGGACAGCAACGCCCTGAAGGGGCGCGGCTCGATCCAGCGTTTCAATCTCAAATCTCTTGGGAGCGAGACGGCGATCAAACGCGTGCTGATGATCTCATCGGCGATGCTTGCCCAGCGCCAGAACGAACTCTGGAAGGACAACCACGATATCAAGGAAGTCCAGCTCAAGACGGCTGAAGCTTGGTACGCGGTCCTGAAGGACAACAAGCTCATGCACGGGTTTGGCACCCTTACGCCCTACTCTGCATACTCTCCCGGCAACGAGGACAAGCCCGCTGATCGCGTTTCACGTGCTTCGGCTGATGACCCTCTGACCCGTGATTTGCTCAAGGGTAAGAACAAGGACTGGGGTCTGGACTAGACAGGCGTTAATCACTGTGCCATGTTGAATGGCGCATGATGACCCTGCCTGATCTTCCCGTCCCTGAACAACTGAAGTTCACGATGGACAAACTGCCCACGCTACTCCTAGCGCTGGGTGAGGAACCTGTTGAGATCAGGGCGTGCAAGCGCGCGTGCATCCATCCGGTAGCGCTGGCGTTCGCCCGCAAGGCGGACCCCCAGCTCAATGAGATGATCGAATGGGCCATGCAAGTCGGCTTCTCGGTCGTTGAGGAACGCATCTATGCCCGAAGCATGGGCGAGAACCGCGTGCCCAAGATGTTCGAGGGCAAGCCCCTGACGTACATCGATCTCGACACCGGGGACACGCGGTACATCTACGAGGAAAGCCAAAGCGATTCGCTGCTGAAGAAGTTCGCGGAGCGCATCCGGCCTGACCTGTACGGTGACCAAATACAAGTCAAGGTGGACAACCGCACGACCCTCTATCTGCCGGAGGAAGTCATGGCTGACCAGTTTGAGAAGCTTCTCGCCGCGCAGGCGGACAAGACCCGGCTTATCCAGTCGGAAGGCCTGCAAGGCATGATGGACCGCATCGACGCGGCTGGCCGCACTCCCCCTATTGACGCGGAGTTCCATGAGGTCCATGAAGAGGAAGACGATCTCGCGGGGCTGACCTGATGTCCGTAATGGTAGCTGATGCTGTGATGCCCCAACCGGGCTCACAAACGCTGTTCCTTCAGTCGAGCAAGATCAAGGAAGTCCTGTTCGAAGGCGAGCGCGGCCCCGGCAAGACGTGGTCGATGTTGTTCGCGTTCGCCCAGCACACCGGCAAGGGGTATGGCTCGCACTGGCGCGGCGTGATCTTCCGTCGCGAGAGCGGCGACCTTGACGACATCATCGAAAAGTCGAAGCGCGAATTCGGGCGCATCTATCCGGACGCGGTCTATAACAAGACCGAGAAGACGTGGGTCTGGCCCGGCGGCGAGATGCTGACCTTCGCGCACTTCTTTGACGAGAACGACTATTGGTCGTGGCACGGTCAGGAATTGCCTTTCATCGGATGGGAAGAGTTGACGACGTGGCCCACGAACAAGGGCTATCTCAGCATGTTCTCGTGCAACCGTTCTGCCGGTCCGATTAACATGCCTCGCATCATTCGGTCCACCACGAACCCGTACGGCGTCGGCAAGAACTGGGTCAAGCGCCGGTTCAAGCTCCCCAGCCATCGGTACAAGGTCTGGCAGGAGCGGGAAGAGGATGGGATGATGTCCCCTCCCCGCCTCGCTATTCCCGGATTTCTTATTGAAAACAAGATACTACTGCGGACTGATCCGCGGTATGTGCAGACGCTTAAGCAGTCGGCGGCGGGCAACCAAGAGAAGCTGAAGGCGTGGCTGTTCGGTGACTGGGATGCTGTGTCGGGCGGCATGTTCGATGACATCTGGAACGCTGGCGTCCACGTCGTCAAGCCCTTCTATATCCCCAACACGTGGACGATCCGGCGCGCGTACGACTGGGGCGGTGCCAAGCCCGGATCGTATGGCCTATGGGCGGAAAGTAATGGCGACTGCGTCGAGGTTGGGCCGGGCATATACCGTGGCCTCGTGCCCGGCGATAGCTTCCGGATCGGCGAGTGGTACTCTACCAGCGGCCAAGAGGATGAGGGCCTGAACCTCACGCCTCTGGAGATCGCTAAGTGCATGGTCGCGTGCGAGGAAGAGGCCGGTGTCCGCGGTCGCGTGACGGCTGGCCCGGCTGACGTGAACATCTTCGACAAGAGCCACGGGCGATCGATTTACGATACGCTCCGGGCCGACCCGTTCCATCTCCGATTCGACATGGCGGACAAGGGTCCGAACAGCCGGAAGATGGGCTGGCAAGTCGCGCGCGAGCGATTTCTGAACTCAATTCCGGGCGAACACGGAACACGTGAACGCCCCGGATTGTTCATCTTTAGTACATGCACACACTTCATTGATTTGGTCCCAACGCTTCCGCGAGACTTGAAAGACCCGGATGATGTTGATACAAAGAGCGAGGATCACATCGGCGACGAACTCCGTTATTACCTGCGGAGGGCTTCACGTCGCGCCGGACGACAGCGAGGATAACCCATGGCTTCCCAACGCGAGAAGGAAAATCCGGCGACGCCGGGCCAATTCCATGCGGTCATGGATGAGCGCTGGGACTTGATCAACGCGCTGCTCGGCGGCACCGAGGCCATGCGTCTGGCCGGAACTCGCTACCTTCCGCAGCACAGCCGCGAGTATCCGGAAGACTACAAGGAACGCCTGAAGCGCTCCATCCTGATCAACTATTTCGACCTGACCGTGGCGACCCTGTCGGGTAAGCCCTTCACCGAAGCGCTGCAATTCGGCGACGATGTCCCGGAGCAAATTCGCGGCGTCCTCCAGAAGTCCGGCGAAGAGAAGAGCGAGACTGCGGAGAAGGACACGCTGCTGACCGGCGGCTGGATCGAGGACATCGATCTGGAAGGCAATCACATCGACCAATTCGCCGCGCGCGTCTTCCGCGACGGCGTGTCGAAGGGCTATACCCACATCCTCGTGGACACTCCGGCCAAAGACCCCAGCCGCACGTACACACTGGCCGATGAGAAGGCAGAGGGTATCCGCCCCTACTTCGTTCACATCCATCCGGAGAATGTCATCGCGGCCAACAGCGTGCGCCAAGACGGTGCCGAAGTGCTGACGCACATCCGCTGGTACGAGATGACCACGAAGCGTGATGGCTTCGCCGAAGTCGAAGAGCTGATCATCCGCGAGATGACCCTGTTCGTTGATAACGAGGGCAAGCGCTCCGTCCAGACCGGCATGTACAAGAAGATCGAGGGCAAGACTGGCGCGTCCGCCAAGTCGTGGAAAAAGGTCGATGCCAAGCCCACAGACCTTGATTACATTCCGATTTTCACGTTCTACGCGCGCCGCGACGGCTTCATGGTTTCGAAGCCTCCCCTGCTCGATCTGGCCCACATGAACGTGCTGCACTATCAGCGCTATTCGGACCACATGAACACCTTGACGGTGGCGTCGTTCCCGATCTTGGCCGCGTCCGGCGTCGCGCCGGAGGATGCGGGAAGCGTCACGATCGGCCCGCGTAACGTGCTCACGCTGGAAGACCCGAACTCCAAATACTACTACGTCGAGCATCAGGGCCTCGCCCTCACCTCGTCCAAGGAAAACCTCGCCGATCTGGAAAACCAGATGGGTCTTTACGGCGCGTCGCTGCTGCGCAAGCGCCCAGACCGCGAGACGGCCACGTCACGCTCTATCGAGGAAAAGAACACGTCGTCCGACCTTCAGCGGATGGCGCTCGGATTCAAGGACATCCTTGAAAACTGCTTCAAAGCCATGGCCCAGATGGGCGGCGTCGGCAACGACGGTGGTTCGATCATCATCCACACCGACTTCGCGTTCGAAGGTGGCGACGTGGTCGATCTGCAAACGCTGCAAGTCGCGTACGACAAGCGCGCGATCTCGCGCGTCGGCTTCATCAACGAGCTGAAGCGCCGCGGTATCCTCGCGGAAGACTTCCACACGGACGAGGATTTGGCCCACCTTCTCAAAGAGAAGGCCGATCAGATCGGCGCGTTCTACAATCCGAAGATGGCAGAGATCGGCGCGCAGACCGAGGGCCAGCTCAAGGTCGCCGACAAGACCAAGGACACGCAGCTCGCGCTCGCGGACAAGAACGCCCAAGTCGCGAAAGAAGTCGCCAAGGAAGGCCCGGTCAATGCCGGGATCAAGAAGGGAGCGTAAGTCATGACGCCGAATTTCGAACGCATCTTCGAACGTATGCTCGCGCACGAAGGCGGCTACGTCGATAATCCGAAAGACCCCGGCGGCGCGACCAATCTTGGCGTGACGCAGAAGGTCTTCAACGAGTATCTGGCCGCGTCCGGCACCGCGCCGTACAGCGTCAAGATGATCACGCGCCAACAGGCTCGGGCGATCTTCAATGTCAAATACTGGATGGCCGTTAAGGGCGACAAGCTCCAGCATGGCTGGGATTACGCGGTCGTGGACTTCGCCTATAACTCCGGACCGGGGCGCGCGGTGCGCGTCCTTCAGACCGTTCTCGGGCTCACTCCGGATGGCGTCATCGGCCCCAAAACCGTTGCCGCGGTGTTCCACGCGCCGAAGGAAAAACTGGCTGAATACAATGCCAAACGCCTCGAATTCATGAAGACGCTCCCGCACTGGCCGACATTCAAGAACGGCTGGACGGCGCGCGTTCAGGAAGTCGATGGGAAGTCCCAGATCGACTGGGAGCGCGGACGCGGGGCTTGACGCGTTAACCATGTTCTGCCATTTTGGGGTCACTCGAAAGGCGTGAGGCCGTTCGGGGATCGTGGCGAGAGGCCACAGTTACTACCCCAAAGCGCGAGGCAAAGGGAACATGGAATACGAATTTGATCTGGACAGCGCCATCGAAAATCTCGACAGCGTTCCGGACGACCTGAAGCATTTCTACGCCAAGGACGGCACCGGCTACAAAGTGGCCCCGACGATGGTCGGCGCGGCCAAGCGTATCAACGGTCTTTCGACGAACCTGAAGACCGAACGCACCAAGGTCACCAACAAGAACAAGGAAGCGCAGGAATTCCGCCAGTCGGCTTCCAGCTTCAAGGCTATCGTCGAAGCCCTCCCCGATCTCCCGGAAGACCAGCGCACGCCCGAAGGCCTGAAGGCCTATCTCGACGCGCTTGCCGTTAAGGCAACTGCCGGTGGCAAGAAAGGCGACGATGCCATTCGCCAGATCGAGGCCGTCAAGGCTGAGATGGCTCGCGACAAGGCCGAAGCCCTGAAAGCCAAGGACGGCGAACTCGCCCAGATGCAGGGCTCGCTCTTCAACTACATGGTCGGCGATGTCGCCAACTCGGCGCTGTCGGAGCACAAGGGCAACTCGCTCTTCCTGCGTCCGCACATCGATCGCCAGACCAAGGTCGTCAAGCAGGACGACGGCACGTACGCCGTCCGCGTTCTCGACGACAAAGGCGAGATTCGCTACAACGGCCAAGGCGATCCGATGACTGTTCCGCAGCTCGTGGAAGTCATGAAGAAAGACGACAAATTCGCTCCCGCATTCGAGGGGCGAGTTGCAAGTGGGGGCGGCAATGTGCCGTCCAAGAAGACCGACCAACGCCAAGTGAACGCTGTCGATCCGTCGAACAAATCGTCCAAGCAGAAGATCGCGGACGGGCTTCGTGCGCGGCGCGCGGCGCGTGGCTGATAAGCTCTGCCATTAACCATGGACTTGACAGTCCATCAATGGCTTGGTACAAGAAGGGCATCGTGCTTAGGCATGGTGCCCTTTTCCATTTTGGAGGGCCACCCCGGCACTCCACGCCCATGAGGGCACAGACAAAGGAATACAAAGATGACGGTTCTGTCCGAAGTCCAAGCTGGTCTACTGACCCAAGACGAACTCGTCGCGGGCATCATCGAAGACATCATCACCGTGAACCAGATGTATCAGGTTCTCCCCTTCGACTCGTACGAAGGCACGGGCCTGACCGTTAACCGCGAGAACGCTCTCGCCGGTGCTGGTCTTGCGGCTGTCGGCGGCTCGCTCGCTGGCGCTGTCCCGGCCAACGGCATCCCGGCCATCGCCGGTGTCGGCGCGGGTACGAACTTCAAAGACCCTGCGACTTGGACGCAGGAAACCTTCACCCTGAAGACCATCATCGGCGACGCCGAAGTGAACGGTCTGGTGCAGGCGCAGATGTCGGACACGACCGACCAGACGGCTTCGCAGATCGCCGCGAAAGCCAAGCAGGTTGGTCGTATCTACCAAGACCTGATGATGAACGGCAACGAGAGCGTGTCCTCGCTCCAGTTCGACGGCCTGCTCGTCCTCGCCGACAGCCAAGTTGACGGAACGGGCGCTCTGTCCTTCCTCGACATGGACACGGCCATGGACGAAGTGAAGGACAAGGACGGCGTCGTGGACTACATCGTCATGGCCGCACGCACGCGCCGGGCCTACAAAGCCCTGCTCCGCGCGCTCGGCGGTGCCGCGATCGACGACGTTGTCACGCTGGAAAGCGGCGACATCGTGATTGCCTACGAAGGCGTCCCGATCTTCAAGAACGAATACCTGCCGACCAACCTCGGCGAAACTGCCGCGCAGACCGAAACTGCGGTCATCTTCGGCACGTTCGACGACGGCACGCGCCAGTACGGCGTGGCTGGCCTGACTTCGCGCACCAACGGCGGCATCGTCGTCGATGAGATCGGCGCGCTGGAAGGCTCGGACGCCTCGCTGACCCGCGTGAAGTGGTACGCTGGCCTCGCGCAGTTCTCGCGCAAAGGCCTCACGGTCCTCCAAGGCGTCACGAACTAATCGACGCCTGACACTTGACAGAACGAGCCCGGAGGGTTTACCTTCCGGGCTCGATTTGTTTTTAAGCCAAGGAACCTGACCATGAAGTCCAGCCCATTCGAACAACGCGCGTTCTATGCGTACGGCCATCCGAAGAACCCTCGCACACCGGCGGGGTCCAAGATCGACCTGTCCGGGATCAAGGTTATCGGCGGGTTCAATTTCACCGATGGGGCCATGTCGCTCTATCTCCCGGCTCACAAGTCTGAGCGCAATGCCCGGTTCCTCGAACGGACCTTCGGCATCTACAACGAGGTACTTCAACGTGTGGATGTTCCTACGCGCTCGCGCACCTTCTCACCGCAATCCGAATCTCAAGGCATTCTCGGCCTCGTTGACGAGGGTACTCCCGTCACCGAAGGACAACCGCCCCAAGGGAGCGGACCTTCTGCACCCAGCGGTCCCGACGGAGCTTCATTGGAAGCCATCCGGGGGCAACGTGGAGGCGGTAGCACGAAGAAAGGTTCCAGCGTCGCCACCCCGACAAAGCTGGACCCCGCCCAACGGGCAGCGCTTCTAGGCAATGGCCCCAAGGCCGACAGCATGAACGCTGACGACCTGACATAAGCTGCGCTCCGGCCTGCGGTACACAGGAGCGGACGACGACAAGGCCCTCGGTTACCGCCGGGGGTCTTGCTGTATCTGATCCCAGTATGGTACAGGAGAGTGGCCCATAGGAGGGGCATCAACATGAAGCTCAATCTTCCGTATATCTTCGACCGTCTCAAAGAACTCAGCACGTGGCGGATGCTCGCCGCGGTCGCCGCCGGTGTCGGCGTCGTGGTCACCGCTGGCCAAGTCCAGCTCGTGTTCGGCGCGTTCACGGCGGTTGTCGCCCTGATCGAAGCGTTCCAGCCGGACGCTCCCAAGGCCTAAGTGACTGCAAGGCCCATCGAAAGGTGGGCCTTGCACTTCACGGGGCTTGGTGTTAACCATATGGTCGCACAATCGGAGCCCCACCCAAATGGCCTTCACTCTTCAGGACGACAACGGTTCGGTCGCTGATGCGAACGCCTACATCTCGGTCGCCTTCTTCACGACCTATCACGCCGATCGCGCCCAGACTTATACGGGTGACACAGCGGCCATCCAAGCGGCCATCATCCGCGCTTCCCAATACCTCGATACGCGCTTCACGTTCGTCGGCTATGTCGCCGATGAAAGTCAGGCGACACAGTGGCCGCGCCTGTCCGCGCGCGACAACAACGACCGTATCCGCTATGGCATCCCTCGCGAGATCAAGAACGCCACGGCTGAGTACGCGCGCATCGCGCTCGCCGCTACCCTGAACCCAACCCCGACGCGCGATGAATACGGCGCGTCCGTCAAGTCGCGCTCCAGCCGCGCCGGGCCGGTTTCCGAATCAATCGAATACGCCGAAGGCGCTGTCGTGAAGATGCCGAAGTATCCCATCGCGGATCAATGGCTGATCGCTTCCGGTCTGGTCGAGCGGAGCGGACGAATTCACAGGGGCTAAGAATGTCTGATCATTCGTCATTCGTCACCCTCGCTTCTCGACTTCTCCAGAAGAACGGGCGATCCTCTACCCTGACGCTCCGGACCACTGTGCCCGGCTCGAACCCTTGGGATATCGCGACCACGATCGACATTCCCCTTACGGTAATCATGATGTTCGTCCCGACCACGGTCAAGGACGACAAGGGCACGGTCATCCCCGGCAACTTCCAACGCTGTTACTTTGCGTCCGCCGACGCGGAAACGGCGTACGCTGCATGGGTTCTGGCCAATGCCCCTTCGCTGGATGACAGTCTACCCACGCTGACGACCAAGGATGTGATCACGGATGGCGATCGCGAGTATCGCATCGTCCGCATCAGTCAGCTCAAGCCGGGCGATCAATCCATTCTCTATGACATTCTGGTCGCGGGATAAGCCATGACAATGACATCCGCAGAAGCCCGGCTGGCGATCTACCAGCTCTGGAACACGGTCTGGGAAGGCGTGAACGGCTGGTCAACCCTGCCCGGCATCACCGTCGAGCCCCCAGTCTATTATGACAACATCGCTCCGTCCGACGCGCCGCGCTCGGACGCTGTCAAAGTGGAAGTCAGTGTGATCCACACCGATAAGCCCATGGACAGTTTTGGGGATGGGCGTCCGAACTATAAGGCAGTGGGTCTGGTAGTGGTCAAGTTCTACGTTCCCAAGGATCAAGGATTGACTTTGGGCGATAGTATGGTTAGTATCGCCCGGCGTGCGCTGCAAGGTGTCCGCGGTTCTTCGGGGCTGGTGCTTCGCGGAATGTCTAGCAACGAGGAAGGCGCACAGGATCGCTGGTTCGTGATCCGCACCGTCACCCCATTTGAATACGAGGATGCAAGGTAATGCCTTCCAACAAGATCGACAGCAACTTCACCGGCCTCCGCTTCGCTCCCGAAGCCGATGGCTATATCGGCTACCTGCCGGGTGAAACCCATCCCGACGACGGTGTTCTGCCGGGCGGTACGCCTGAGTGGAAACCCCTCGAACCGAACTCGTACAGCGACTTCGGTGGCCAGATCACGACCGTTGCCCGCACGCCGATCACGGCGAGCCGTCAGCGCTCCAAAGGCGTGACGACCGATCTCGACGCCTCCGCAGGCTTCCAGATCGACTTCACGGAAGACAACATTCAAGACCTGATGCCCGGCTTCTTCTTCGCTGACTGGCGTCTCGGCGCGACCCCGCTCTACACGGGCGAGAACGCTGCGGTCACTGGCGCGGCTGTCATCGGCGGTATCGCCCAGTCTTTCATCGACGGCATCGACACCTTCTTCATCGTCGGCGATATCATCCGCGTCTCTGGCTTCACGAACACCGCCAACAACGGCGCGTTCCTCGTCTCGAACATCTCGACGCCTGACCAGATCACGGTCACGACCCTGACGGGCGGCTCGCCCGGCTTCACGGTCGAGGCCAACAACGCGAACGTCAAAGTCCGCAAGGTCGGTCACCAGTTCGCGGCGACCGATCTCTCCATCGACGTGAGCGGATCGTTCCCGGCCATTGACAGCGCCGCCTTCACGATGACCTCGCTCGGCCTCGTGGCCGGTCAGTGGATTTACATCGGTGGCGATGCCACGGCCAAGCTCTTCGCCGGTGCCAACAACAACGGCTTCGCGCGCGTCCACTCTGTCACTGCCGGGTCGATCTTCTTCGACAAGACGCAGAACACGATGACGACCGACGCCGGTACGGGCAAGACGATCCAACTCTTCTTCCCGGACCTGATCAAGAACGAAAACGACCCGACCCTGATCAAGACCAAGTCGTACCAGTTCGAGCGCTCGCTCTCGACGGCTGGTTACGAATACGTCAAGGGCTCGGTCGGCAACACGCTGGCCCTGAACGTCGCCACGGCTGACAAGGTCAACATCGATCTGGCATTCGTCTCGACGGATCACGTTGCGCAGGAAGCGCGCAAGACGGGCACGTTCCCGGAGATCGCGACTTCGGCCACGGCGTTCAACACGTCGTCCGACTTCTCCCGCATCCGCACCGCGGAAACGGGTGTCGCTTCGACTCCGCTGTTCGCCTTCATCACCGACCTGACGCTGAACATCAACAACAACGTCACCCCGGCCAAGGCCGTCGGCGTGCTCGGCGCGTTCGACATGACGGTCGGCGACTTCGTTGTCGAAGGCAACATCACCGCGTACTTCAGCGACGTGGCCGCGATCAACGCCGTCCGCGACAACGCTGACGTGACCGTGGACTTCGCGCTGTCCAAGGACAATGCGGGCTGGGTGTTCGACATCCCCTTGCTGTCGCTCGGCGAAGGCCGTCTAGCGGTCGAGAAGGATGCCCCGATCACCATCCCCGTCTCGCTCGCCGGTGCGAAGCACGAAACCCTGCTCACCACGCTCATCGCGTGCTACTTCAACTACCTGCCGGATGCGGCAGCGGCATAAGGGCCTAGCCCGCGGGCTCTCAGAAGAAAGGGCGGTTAGGGGCTGGTCGAAAGACCGGCCCCTTTCATTTTGCCTATTGACCATAATCCGGCCCAGTGGTAGCCATTAACCCTAACGCTCAACAAGCCAAGGGAATACGCACCATGTCCATGTACGACGCCTTCAAGACCGACGCCAAGAAAGAGGCCGAAGGCATCATCGTCGATTTCACCACGTTCCGGGTCCGCATCCGCCGGGCCGGAGGCGCGAACAAGCTCTATTCCAAGACGATGGAGAAGCTGGTAGCGCCCCACAGGCGTATGCTCCAGCTCGGCCAGTTGCCGGAAGCGACCATGAAGGCCATCGTCGCCGAAGGCTACGCCAAGGCGATCGTGGTGGACTGGGAATACAAGCATGAAGACGCTGGCGACGGCCTGTCCGATCCGGTCGTGGTCTGGAAGTCCGGCATCGAACTCGCCGACGGCTCCATGGGCGAAGTCACCCCGGACAACGTCAAGGACATCCTGATCGAAGTCCCGTACATCTTCGACGTGATCAAGGAAGCTGCTGAAAACATCACGTCGTTCTCGAACGACGGGGACAAGGACGCAGCAAAAAACTAACAGACGTTCTCACCTATCACCTTGTCCACGGTGAGAACGAGGTCCAGATCGCCACGGCAGCGGCCAAGCGCCGTGGCGAGATACCCGAATTCCTGAGAGATTGTCCGCAGCTCCAAGAAGGGCTCGATCTCTTTTGGGACGCCTTCGGTGTGCTGACCACTACACGCATGATGGGACAGGGTTTTATCGGCCCGATCCCATGGACGGCGATCATCCAGTATTGCGACCGCTACGAGCTGGACTTCGAACAGAGCGAGCGCATGGTTGCATATTTGCGCGCTATGGATAAGTGTTATCAGGAACACTTCCACAGCCGGATAAAAGCCTCATGGCAAAAAACCTCGCCCCCAGCCCCATCCACACCTTCGAAGTCCTAGCCGATAACCTTGGAATTCTCGGCGACCGATTCCGGAACAACGTGGCCGTGATGGCGAAGAAAGCGGGCGTGGTCGTGGTCGAAGAGGCCGCGGTCCGCACGCCTGTCGATACCTCGGAAGCCCGGTCCAACTGGACGCTAGAAACCAGCCGGGTCACCGTTGTCCGCCCGCCTTATGTCTCGGGCAAGCGCCATCTCGGGATCGGCGAGCGCGCGGCGCTGGCGTCCGTCGTCGGCGCGGCCAAACGCAGCGCCCGGTCTATCACGACGGATCACGTGTGCGCCGGTCGCCCAATCTATGTCAGCAACCCGACGCCCCACATTGGCCTTCTGAACGCGGGCTTTTCGCGCCAGAACCCGGAGGGCAACTTCGACGCGATCGCCATCCAGCTCGCGCAAGGGTACATCGGATCGTACATCCGTACGGGTCAGCTATTGACTAAATTCGACGCAGTGTAGATTATCCGGCCTTAACCTTAACGGTGGATAACGATGGCTACCCAGCCTATTGTCATTTCGATCACAGTTAATGGCGCGAACAGCGCGGCCAACTCCATCACCGGGGTCGGCAACGCTGCAAATCGTGCTCACCGCTCTGTGTTCAATCTGCGCAATCTGCTTCTGGGGTTCTCGGTCGTATCGCTGGCCAAAGGGCTTCTGGCGATCACCGACGTTGCCACGCGTCTGGACAACCGACTGAACGTGCTGACGGGCTCGCAAGCCCGGTCGAACGAACTCTTCAACGAGTTGCTGAAGGTCGCCAACTCGACGCGTTCGGCACTGGAGCCGACGGTCGAAACTTATGCACGTCTGGAACGCGTGACGGTCGGATACAACCTGACTGGCCGACAGCTTCTTGATCTGACCAAAGGCATCAACCAGTCATTCAAAATCTTCGGCAACACGTCGGCGGAAGCGACTGCCGCGTTGATCCAGTTTACACAGGGCCTCTCAGTCGGTGTGTTGCGCGGCGACGAATTGCGCTCCGTTTTGGAACAGGCTCCGCGTCTGGCGAAGGCGATCGCTGACGGCTTGAATGAAATCCCGGAAGGGAAAGAACTCGGCGCGAAGTTCGGTCGTATCTTCAAGGATTTCGAATCGGGCAAAATCTCCGCGGAACTCCTGTCGGGCAGCTTGCGCACGCTCGGCGCGCAGGGCAAGCTCACCGGCGAGCTGATCACCAAGGCGCTGCTCACTCAGTTGAGCAAGCTCAACGAGGAATTCGAGCGCACGACGCCGACGATCGAAGACAGCATCGAGATCGTCAAGAACAACTTCATCGCCCTTGCGCGCGACCCGTCGTTCCGTCTGTTCGCCAAGTCGGTCGCTACGGCGCTGATCGACTTCGCTGAACAAATTCCGGGGATCGTCACGGCGATCCGTCCGTTCATCGTGATCCTGTCGGAAGGCATCCAGCTCTTCGCCGATCTACTGAAGGTCGGCACAGAATTCACCACGTCGATCGCGCAGCTCTTCATCGACATGGCCTCTACCGTGCTCGGTGCGTTCGGCATCGTCGCGGGCTCTGGTGAAGACGTGGGCGTCACGCTGACAAAAGTGTTCGTGAACTCTTTCGGCTTCATCTTCAACGCGTTCAAAAATCTGGTCAACACGTTCGTCCGCGGCGCGGCTTTCATCGGCGGCTTCTTCGCCGCTGTCGGCAAGGACATCTTCCTCGCGTTCGACTCGGCGTTCGACCTGATCACGAGCGCCGCCGAAGGCTTGGTCAACTTCCTGATCGACGCCGTCAACGTGTTCAAGGGCGAAACGGAAAAGATCGCCAAGGTCGATTTCAGCTCGCAGAACGACCAGTTCAAGAACGAGTTCGTGGACCCCATCACTGCGGGCACGGACGCGGCCAACAAACTGAGCGAGACGGTCAACAAGGTATTCGCGCCGTTCGAGGTCGCCGGTGCAAAAGCCGGTAACGCGATCGTCGCGTTCAGCCAGCGTTCGGCTGAAGCGCTGAAGAAGCTGAAGACTGAAACGCAGGAAGTCTCGGATACGCTGGACCAAGTGGCCGGAGGCAAGGAAGCCCTGCCGGTGGAAATCCAGTTGAACGCCAACGACCAGCGTCGTCTGGACAGCTTCACCGACCGCATGAAAGAACTCCGCGATGGTTCGGACAACGCGGTCGAATCGCTGCGTGAGCTGAAGCGCGCCCAAGAGCAATATGCCAAACTTCAGGGCGACGAAAACATCGCGAAGAAGCTCAAAGAGAACGGCGCTCAACAGGCTGAGTTCGGCGCGCTGCGCCAGAAGTACAGCTTGCAGGCAGTGGACGAGCTTAACAAAGAGCACATCGCCCAGAAGGACGCTGCGCAATCTTCGCTCGATCACTACAAGGCATATCGCCTGCTGGTGCAAACTCTGAAAGATGGCATTGACCCCACGCAGGACCAGATCGACCAGCTTGCGGAAACGCTCCGGCTTGAGCGTGAAGTCATCGACACGCAGCGCGAGAAGGACAACATCCTCGATAGCCTGACGCGCAAGACGAACCAGTACGCAGCGACGCTCGCTGCGACTAACGAGCTTGTGGCCAAAGGCACGATCACTGAAGGTCAACAGACGAAGTTCTTGGGCGACACTGAACTCGGCCAAGACAAGAAAGACTTGAACAAATTCCTCGGCGACAACTCTTCTGATCCGGGCGCGAAAGTCGCGGCGGAACAAGAGCTGCTGACGGATGAGTTCAACGCGCGCCTTACCTTGCTGGCGGAACTCCAGTCGAACGAACTCATCCAACAGGAAGAGTTCGAAGCGCAGAAGACGGCGCTGACGGAAATCTACACCAAGCAACGTCAGGAGATCGAACTCGCTGCGCAAAGCCTCCAGTTCCAGAACGCATCTTCGGCGTTCGGCGATCTCGCGGAGCTGTCGAAAGGCTTCGTGAAGGAAAGCTCGGGTGTATACAAAACGCTGTTTGCCGTGTCCAAGGCGTTTGCGATCGCGGACGGCTTCGTGAAGCTGAACCAAGCTATCATGAACGCGTCCGTGTCGTTGCCCTTCCCGGCCAACCTCGCGGCCATGGCGCAAGTCGGCGCGTCCGGTCTGCAACTGCTGACTTCGATCAAGGGCGCGGTCGCCCCTGACGTGGCACTGAAGGATGGTGGCTTCGTTGTCGGCCCCGGCGGTCCGCGAGATGACGCGGTCAGCGCGGCACTGTCGAACGGCGAATTCGTCGTGCGCGCGGACGCCGCGGCCCGCAACTCCGATCTGCTGGAAGCGATCAACTCGGGCCGATTTAATTCTGGACAGGGCGGCGGTTTGACGCTAAACCTCACCCAGAACGTGAACGGTGTCACGGATGCCAACGGCTTCCGCGCATCTGGCCGTCAAGTTGCACAGGACACGGCTCGCGTCGTCGAGCGCGCCATCGCGAGGAATAATTAACCATGTCGTTCCATGACGTGCGCCTTCCTGTAGACGTTGAGCGCGGGGCCAAAGGTGGCCCCGGCTTCAACACGGGCGTATCCCAACTCGCTTCGGGCAAGGAACAGCGCAACATCAATTGGGCGCAACAGCGCTGCGCCTATGACATCTCGTATGGCATCGGCTCGCAACAGCTCTATCGCCAAATCCTGAACTTCTTCTACATCCGGCGTGGCCGGGCGTACGGCTTCCGCTTCAAGGATTGGGCGGACTATACGCTCACTGAAGAGAACATCGGCACCGGCAACGGCGTGCTTACGGCGTTCCAGATCACCAAGACGTACAGCGATGCTGGGGGCTCATACGTCCGCAACATCTACAAGCCTGTCAGCGGCACCATTCAAGTTTACAAAGCCGGGGTTTTGCAAACCCTGACTACGCATTACACCATTAACCATTCGACCGGCGTCATCACGTTCGTCGTCGCGCCGACCGGCGGACAGGCGATCACAGTCACCGGCGAATTCGATGTGCCGGTCCGCTTCGACACGGACAGTCTCGATGTCACCCTTCAGTGGGTCGAAGCTGGTCAGGTGCAAGGCATTCCTCTCGTTGAACTTCGCCCGGAAGAGCTGGCATAATGCGTCTAGTCCCCGTCGCCCTCGCAACGCATCTTGATCAGGAAGTCACGTCGCTCGCGACTGTGTGGAAGATCATCCGTCAGGACAACGTCACGTTCCGCCTGACGGATTGCGACGTGCCGCTCACAGTGGCCGGGGAAGTGTCTTCCTCAGTCAACTCGTACCAGCGCACCGCGATCGACACCCAGCTCGGGCTCAAGTCCGACAACATGGATATCAGCGGCTTCTTCGACGATGCCAGCATCACCCAACAGGACATCGACAACGGTCTGTTCGACGGCGCGGAGCTGCGCATCTGGATCGTCAACCACCTCGATACGACGCAGGGCGTTATCGCGCTCATGCGCGGTAAGCTCGGTGAATTCGAGCATACGCAAGAAGGCCTGTTCAACGCCACGTTCCGCTCGATCACGGAAGCGTTCCGCAACCGCATCGGTAACAAGTCCTCGCCCACATGCCGGACCGAACTCGGTTCGCTGAAGTGCAAGACGCCCATCCAGCCGCCGCTTATTCAACGTGGCCGCACATATGCCGTCGGCGATTTCGTGCGCGTCCTGACCGACCCTTCGGGCATCACGACCTACTCGGTGCCGTTCGTAAACCCCAGCTTTGAAAGCGCTCTCGGCGCGGAGTGGACGGTTGTCCAAGGCTTCGTGCGGCGCGACACGGCTCTCGATGGCGTCGGCCCGTACGTGGGTTCACAGCTTCTTCGTGGAAACACGAACGGCGCGACCAACCAAGTCGAACAGGTAGTTGATCTCGACACCATCGTCGGCCTTGATCTCGATCTTATCGATACGGGCCGGGCGACGATCTCCGGCGGGGCTCGCGCCCTGTCAGGCACGCTCACGGCCATCCCCAAGGGGCGCGTCGTGTACGAGACGCTGGATGACAATGACGACGTTACGGCGGTCTTGCTCGACACCGACTTCATCACCTTCTTCCCGCAGAAGACGTGGGTCCAGCAAGCCTATTCCGACAAGCCGATCCCGCCGCTGTCGCGCAAGCTCCGAATCACGCTCTGGATGCAGCGCGACCCGGCTGAGCTGTATGCCCACATCGCCTTCGATGACATCCTGTCCGAGATCACGACCTACGCCAGCGGCTACGGGTTCCAGACATCGTTCGAGAACCGTATCTACGAATGCACCACGGCGGGCGCTACGGCTGGCACCCAGCCGACCTATGACACTGTCGTAGGCAATCCCACCACGGACGGCACAGCGGTCTTCACGGCCCGCGAGGCGTTCATGAGGCACGCCACGGTGGCGACTGTCACAGACCGCAAGACTTTCTCGATCACTGTGACAGAGAGCCGGGCAGTGGACGCGTGGTTCGCTGACGGCTCCATCACTATTGAGAGTGGGGCCAATCTCGGAAAAACCATTGAAGTCAAATCATGGACGGATGCAGGGAACATTGTAGAGTGTTTCCTGCCGTTCGCTTTTGACCTTGCGCCCGGTGATCAGTTGCGCATCTCTCCGGGATGTGACAAAACGAAGCCGACGTGCCGGGACAAGTTCGTGATCGCAGGATCGACGAATTTTGCCCTTGGAAACGTGAAGAACTTCCGCGGCGAGCCCGACGTGCCTATCGAAGAAACGATCCAGATGAAAACGGCTACGTCTGTTCAACCGCGCGCACCGGCGTCTGTTTTCGCTCGTTACGGTGCCAGAGCAAACTAACGGGATAAACCATGGGACTTAGGCTCGGCAGCGCGAAACGTAACATCGACATCGGCAAGGTCGAAGAGTTTGCCGGTGGCGGATCGTATGGGAAAAACATCCCGTACGTGTTCGGATCGCGTATTGTCGATGGCCAAAACCTCTGGTTCGCCCCCATTGAAGAACGGGTCACGCGCTCGTCCAAGAAAAAGGGCGCGATCCTCGGCATCGGCGGAACGAAGGTCACCACGTCCACGTATGACTATTTCGCGTCGTTCGCTGTGTGGTTCGGCGAAGGCCCGGCGACCAAGCTCGTCCGTCTCTGGATGGACGATCTGCTGGTCTATGATGGTGCCAACATCGACACCACGGACCCTGTCATTCAGGAATACGAGCCGCTTCTGTTCCGTGGCATCCGGGCCAAGCTTCTTTCGGATCAGTTCCGCAAGCAACAGGAAAGCCGTATCCCGTACAAGCTCTATCTTGGCACGGAAGATCAGGAACAAGACCCGACCATCGTCGCTATCGAAGGCGCGGCGAACACTCCCGCCTATCGCGGCATGTGCTACATCGTGTTCGACCGTCTGAAGCTAGAACAGTTCGACAACAAAATCCCGAAGGTCCGCGCTGAATTCATCTTCGATGTCGGTGGGTCCAACATCAGCATTTGGGAGACGACGGTCGCGACGGAGATCAGCGATCGCGGTACGTTGCAGATCGACTACAAGCGCGGCCTCATCTACAAGCAGAACAACGGCGCGAACGAAGTCAGCCTCGATGTATACAGCCTCGACGGCACTCTTATCCGGTCAGTTACCGATCTCACGGCTCTTCAGGAAGGGCCAATCGTCATCGACATGGAATTCAACCAGCATTACGGCTACGATGGCAACGGTGGCGACCGTTATAACTCGTTTACCGGCGAACCTGAATACTCGGACCACACCAACACCAAGCCTTTGCTTGGCCGTCGCGGCGGTCCGATGCTGTACGAATCGCCGGGCAGCACGACACGCTGCCTGTTCACAGTTGGCCGCGCGCTGTCAGCAATTCAGTATACGATCAACGCGCACGATATCGAAGTAGGTCTGCTCTCCAACATCACGATCTCGACGACCGGGGGCATCGTGTCCCTCGCCACGCCGGTCGGTGTCAGCGACGCGCGCTTCGGCTTTGCATATTACATGACCGGCGGCATCCTCACGATGGTCCGCTGTGATGGCGCGGACGGGTCGTTCAAGACTGACTACGCGACGATGCTTCCCGCTGCATTCGATCTTGACACGTTCTCGGCTACGGGCTTCTCCAGTGTGCTCGGCTGGGACGATGGCAATGGTCGTGTCATAGGGTTCGTTGAAGGCGTCAAGGACAGCGTGTCTGTTGTCCGCATGTTCGCTTGGACTGAATCGAACGGGCTCGTGTGGGTGACGGAAGTCCCCTTCGGCGTGTTCTCTAACGAGACTAGCAGCATGTTCTTCCCGCGTCTCACCGGCGGGCATTGGGCCTTCACGAATGGCTCTCAAATCTGCGCCGTCAATTTGGCCGATGGGGTGATCTCCACGGAATATGATGGCGTCAACAACGGATACTTTGGCATCAGTGCTGACATCGACAAGCAGGTGTACGATGACAGCACAAGCAAAATCTATATGTGGGAGAAGAACCCCTCTGGACCGGATGTGCTTCAGACGATCCAACTCTTCCTCGGCGATCAGACCAGCTCATCTTTGTCCAGCATCGTGCGCAAAGTTGCGAGCGAGTGTGGCTTGGTCGAGGGATATGACTTCGATGTCAGCGCAATCGACGACATCCCTGTCCCCGGCTATCTGATCTCGAAAACGGATGAGGGCAAGAAGCATCTCGATCCGCTGCTGGAATTCTACCAGATCAACGTGGTCGAGCGCGACCATCGTATCTATTTCGAGGAACGCCAGACGGTGTCGCTCGACACGCTGACCACGGACGATATGCTGTCCGGCGGTCGGGGCGATGTGTTCAAGCGCAATCGCGAAGAAGAGAGCGCGCTCCCCCAGACGTACGAAGTCGAATACGTGGACCGCATCCGCGATTACGAGAAGGGCATCCAGCGCGCGAGCCGCGTGAAGTATCCTATCGCGACGACGGCTTCGACGAACACCGAGAACTTCGCGATCGACATCGCTCTCGATCCGGCTGACGCCAAGCAGCAAGTCGAGAAGCTGATGTACGCGTCGTGGATCGAGCGCAACGCGTACGAGTTCGGTCTGCCGCCCCGGTGGCTCGCGTACACGCCCGGCGACCTTCTGACCTTCGTACAGCCTTCGGGCTATTCGAGCGACATCATGCTTGACCGCGTGTCCATCGGCGCGGACTTCACCATGAAGGCGTATAGCGTCGAGCAATCGCCCGGCATGTACGTGTCGTTCGCAACGAGCGCGACGGGCCAGTGGAGCGATCCGCCGGTCTACCTGTCCGCGCCGTCTGAACCTTTCCTGCTCGACATCCCGTTCCTGAACGATGATGATGTCCCCACGAGCAATAACCTGTCCATCGGCTATTGGGCGGGCTCCGACTACGGCGCAGAAACCAACTCATGGCCGGGCGCGTTCCTGTATCGCTCGTACGACAACATGATCTATGACCAATTGGACGCGCGTATCAATCGCTCCAACTGGGGCATCCTCACGCAAGCGCTCGCCGCGCCCGACAGCCCGTGGGTGACGGACAACACGAACGTCGTGCATGTCTTCATGAACTCCGGCTATCTGGCCGCGTCCGAGTACACGATCTCCCATGAGACGATGATCTCCGGCCCGTATAACCGCGCCGTGATCTGCCATGCGGATGGCACGTACGAGCTGATCTCTTTCGCCGAAGTCGTCGAAGTCAGCGACCGGGCGCTGGAGCTTCACTCGCTTCTCCGTGGCCGTCGTGGCACCGACACCAATCTGGTCGCCGCGGCTGGTGACCGCATCGTGTTCCTGTCGGACGGCACGTTCGATGATGACGCTTCGACCTACGGCATCTTCGCCCAGCCCGTCGCCCAGACGCTCGCGGACGACCAATACTATAAGGTCGTCACGCGCGGCCTTCTGGTCAACGAGACGCTGGCCGAACAGAGCAATTACACGTGTGCTGATCTGAAGCCCTATGCACCGGATCACGTTACCGCGTTCCTTGATACGGTTGGTGACATCGTCATCAACTGGGAGCGTCGTACACGAATTGGCGGTGAGATGGAGGACTTGATCGATGTCCCTCTGTCCGAAGCCACAGAAGCCTACGAGATTGACATCTACAACGTCGCGGGTACAACTGTCCTCCGGACGTTGACTTCGACGGTGTCACAGGTTGACTATCTCGCCGCCATCGTCCTGACGGATCAACTGACGGCTACCCCGGCCACGCTCAAGGTCGGGGTCTACCAAATGAGCGCAACAGTCGGGCGCGGCTTCGGTCGCATAATCACGGTCGAGGTCGGATAATGACTACCCCTATTCTCAGCATCCCCGAAGTCTCTCAGTCACAATCCAACAAGGAAGTGACGATCAACGAGGCTATCCGCGCGCTGGAAGAAGCGATGCAGGCGACGCGTACAGCGGCGATCACTGCGGCTACGACGCTGACGACTGCCCAGTTCACCGACTTCTTCCGGCATGTCTTCACCGGCACGTTCGGCGCGACGACGGTCACTGTCCCGAACACGCAACGCCTTTTCTATGTCCAGAACAACACCAACGGCATCCTGACGATTCGCGCAGGGTCTTTCGCCGTCACTGCCGATGTGCCGATTGGCACCGGCCTCCTGCTGTACTGTGACGGGTCGGACGAGATCAGCGGCGTCAGCGGCGGCGCGGCGGGCAATGAACATCTCGTATCGCTTTTCGTCACAGGTGAAGGCGTGGACGAGAACAAAGACCTGACGTACATCTTCACGCGCGACGTGACGTTCCCCGCCGACTTGCTCGGCTCACGGGCGTACGCGGGTACTGTCCATACTGGATCGTTCGATGTCATGATCACGGTGAAGAAGAATGGCACGCCGTTCGGCACCATCGAGTTCTTCACGTCGATCGCGGCAGCGCACTTTAACTCCACGCTCACCAGTTTCGTGGCCGGTGACCGCCTGACATTCACGATGCCCGCCGCGTTCGAATTGCTGGCCGGTATCGCTATTACTCTGGTCGCGAGCATCGACTAATGGCTGTCTTTGACATCGTCACGTTCTCGGTTTCGGCCAAGAACACTGCGCTCAATATCCCGGTGAACCTTGGGGGCGAAACGCCCAAGGCTATCATCCTCATGACCAACTGCCACAAGGCGGCAAACGGGACTGCGGGAACGACTGTCGGAACTACACGCGGACCCGATACATGCTACGGCTTCGCGACCGCTACCGCGCAGCACGCGATCCGATGCGTGCAACAGGACGCCAACAGCGTCCAAAGCTCGAACACCGACTATCGCAACGACCGCATTCTCTATACGGGCTCGGTCTTCAGCCAAGACTGGGAAGTCTACGTCAATTCGTTCTCCGCTGACAACGTCCAGTTCAACTTCTTGAACGTCCCGATCACGACCAGTCTCACGCGCGAATTCACGATGATCGTGTTCGGCGGCGCGGACTGCGAAGCCTATCTCAGCGAGATCAACCTCGGCACCGGCACGTCCGCTATAGACATCACCGCGCCGGGCTTTGAACCGGACATCGTGTTCGCGGCGCACTGCGCTCGGACCGCAACCGGGATTTCAACTTCCGCCGCAGCTTTTGGCCTCATCTCGTTCGGTATCGGGCTGAACGATGGGCTCGACACGCAGCGTTGCGCATCGTACCGGGATGGCTCCGGCACGACTACAGTCAACCGCCAGAACTATTGCGTCCACGATGACTGCTTCGCGTCATTCGTTCAGGGCGGAACGTCGCCGTCGATCACATGGAAGGTCAGCATCGGCACCTTCGATGCGAGCGGGTATAGCGTCACACCGTCGTCGAGTGCGTCGAGCATTCTCATGTCGTCTCTGGCGATCAAGGCTCCGGGCCTGAACTTCTCGCTCGACGACTTCCTGTCGAAAACATCGACGGGAACGCAGGCTTATACCGGCGTTGGGTTCTTGCCCGACGCTCTCATTCTGGCGGGCGGGGGCTCCACGACGATCAATACTCCGTCCGGGCCGAACGCGGCGAACGCCAGCCATTACAACTCCATGAAAATGGACGGCGGTGACGTTGGCATGTACGTTCAGAAAAGCCAGTTCAACGTGGACCCCTCGGTCACGCGCGGCTATTCCAACTCGGACGGAAGTCTGATATCTCTTGGCGATGCAGCGTTCGATGATGTGCTGGCCGGTGAGTTCAGCTCATTCGACAGCGACGGCTTCACGCTCAACTACACGACCGCGCCAGCGACAGCGTATCTGTTCATGGCGCTGTCAATCGCGGACGTTGGCTTCGGAGGAAGCGGCGTTTATGTAGACAGTCGTTTCTTCTTCTAAGGTGAAAGATGCCCAAGCCTATGGACCGACCCGGCAGGGAATTGTGGGCCGCTCAGCCTGACGAGGATTTTCTCGGCAAGGCCGTCATATGCGTCGGCGGCGGTCCGTCGCTCAAGGGCTTCGATCTGGAGCCTTACCGGCACATTCCGACCATATCGGTAAACCAGTCGTTCGAGATTGCGCCGTGGGCCAAGTACCATCTGTTCGCCGACCGCCGCTGGTATGTGTGGAACCAGAAAGCCGTCGATGCGTCGCCGTCGATCAAGGTCACCGTGGGCAAGTCCATGTTCCCGCCGGGGCTCGACTTCCGCCGGATGATCCGGGATAAGGATGCCGGGCTCTGCCATGAGCGTACGCATCTGGCGGGCATCGACAGCGGTTGCGTGGCCGTCAATCTGGCGTTCCACCTTGGCGCTTCCCGGATCATCCTGCTCGGCTATGACAGCGGCTACGCGGAGGACGGCTCCAGCCACTACCATAACAAGCATCAGACGCCGTCGAATCCGATGTACTATACCGACCGCTACGGCCCGCGCCTCTCCGGCCTCTGCCAGCGTCTCAGGGACGTGGGCGTGCCGGTGGTGAGGGCGACGCTGCCCGGACGGCCAGATATCCCCTACGTGGCTCTCCCAGAGGCTCTGACAGCCCCTCTGCCCCCATGCGAAGGCTTGATCTCAACCTTCGTTCCGTGATACCTCACGGACATGATTTCCAAGGATGACAAACACCATTGGCTGTTCCGGCGTCGTTACCTGTTCGCGGTGACGGCGTTCATCATGCTTTTGATGGGCTGGTCGGCTCTGGGGTATGCTGGGGATAGTCTCGGCGAAGTCATCCTGACCAACGGCTTCTGGACGCTCGCGATGCTGACCGGCACCTACGTTTTCGGTGCCACATGGGACCATGCGAACCAGCGGAAGTTCGGAAAGACCAACGAGCCCGTCGCGGCACCGGCCAAGGAATAACCCAATGCCACTATGGCTTATCAATATCGGCTTATGGATCAAGGGGAACCCGATCCAAGCCCTGCAAATGATGGCCGTCATGGCGCTCATCGGGCTTGCCACTTTCTGGTACTTCGACTATACAGGGACCAAGCGTGAAAACGCGGACCTGAAGGCGAAAGTTGGTCAGATCGAGGCGGATTACAAAGCCGCAACGACCCGGATTGACGAGTTCGTCGTCGCCCAAGAAAAGTTCGAATCCGATCTGGAAAAACTCCGGCAGTCTTCGATCCAAATCCGCGGCCAAGTTCGTGACGCCTTGAAGGGCCTGAAGGCCGCGGAGATCGAAGATGAGTTCACTGATGATCCCTCGGGTGCTGAAGCCGCTCTTAATCGGCGCATCGCTGCTCTGTTCGGCATGTTCGAGCGTGTCACCGGCCCCTCTGCCGGTCCCGGCGTCGCCCGTCCTTCCCCTACCCGCCCCAATTGAAGTTCAGGAAGTGACTGCGCATCTCCGCGCCGCGCCCAATGATATCCCGCAATCTGGCAACGTGGTCGTCATCTACTCAGCATCGGAACACGAGAAGCTGATGGAGAACATCGCCGAACTATATCGGTGGATCGCCGAAGCCGTCGTCCAACTTGATTTCTACCGCCAGCGTGAGGGGTCGTAATGTCCGAAGAAGTCGAACAATCCGCCAGCTTCGTTGAGCGGCACCTTCAGACCATGATCATGGCCGCGCTCGGCGCGGTCTGTGCGTGGATGGCTATGACCACGCAAGGCCTGACAGTTAGCGTCGCCACGTTGACCGAGAAGGTATCGAACCTTCAGGCGCAAATAAGCGAACAGGGTGACAACAACTACGCGACCGAGATCGCCGATTTGAAGGCCCGTGTGTTCGTTCTGGAAAAGACCCGCGACGGCAATTAACTATTGACTTGCGACTTTGACGCAGTCATGGTGCGCCGAAGTCATATAGGAGCCGACATTGGGATCGACGACGAACCTGCGCGTTCTGAGTGAAACTCGCGCGCTGATGGACCAACACGGCTCAACCGATAAAGTCGCAGAGATCATGGGCGTGTCCCGGCGTGCGATCCGCGAACGTCTGGCCCAATCATCCGATCTGAAGGTCAAGCCCATGTGGGGCGGATCGAAAGAGGGCAAGGTCAAGATCGAGAAGAAGGCGCTCCCCAAGGGCTCCAATATCAGCCGGTACATCGTCACCAGCGCCCAGAACAACACCGCGATCCACGACGGCTTGTGGGCCAACCTTGAAGCATACGCCGACGACCTTGGCGCGGAGATCATGATCTCCACCTTCACCTACAGCCACAATGCCTTCGGCGAGATGTCCGTCAAGAAAGGCACCAAGGTCGAACACCAAGACAAGCTCTGGTACGACCCGCGCATTGTCCCCTTCATCGTCGATCGCCGCGTGGAGCTTGCTCCCGGCCTCGCGTGGTGCGGCGAGACGAACATCCTCCCGACCAAGGTCCATCCTCTCACGGGCTATGAGACGTATACTGGACGCAAGTCGGGCATCATCCCGCACGCCAAGGTCGCTCTCCAGTCGATCGCGTCCAGCAAGCACGAGCCGACCAAGTTCATGTATTCTACAGGCGCTCTGACGCTGAAGAATTACATCCACAAGGACGCCGGGCTCAAAGCCGAATTCCACCACAGCTTCGCCGCCCTGATCGTCGAAGTGGATAGCGACGGCGACTGGTTCGTTCGCCAGCTCTCCGCTGACGACGACGGCAACTTCCAAGACCTGAACAAAGTGGTCGCCGACGGCAAGGTCCGCACGATCAAGCCGACCAAGGTTGACCCAAATATCGTGCTCGCCCTGAACCCCGGCGACATCCACCATGCGAAACTCGAACAGTGGATGAAGACCCTGTTCTGGGGCAAGAACGGGATCAAGGATCAACTGCGCCCGGCCTATGAGTTCGAGCACGATCTGTTCGACATGGATCGCCGGTCGCACCACGACATGAAAGATGCCCACCAGATGTACGACAAGTACGTCCGGGGCAAGGATAAGGTGGAAGACGAGACGCGCGAGTGTGCTCACTTCCTCGCCGATGAAGTGTACCGCCCGTGGTGCGAGACAGTGGTCGTCGATAGCAACCACGATGAAGCTCTGGAGCGGTGGCTTCGTGAGGCTGACTATAAGACCGACCCGCCGAACGCCCTGTACTTCCTGAAGCTCCAGCTCGCCAAGTATGAGGCGATCGCGCGCGGCGACGATGACTTCCACCTTCTCGAATACGCGCTGAATCAGTTCTGCGATACCAAGGCCCGCTTCTTGCGGGAGGACGAGAGCTTCGTCATCGCAAGGGAATTCGGTGGTGGTATCGAGTGCGGCAATCACGGGCATCGCGGCTCGAACGGGGCGCGCGGCGGCACGGCGAACCTGTCCAAGATCGGACGCAAGGCGAACTACGGTCACATCCATGGCTGTGTCATCATGCTCGGTGCATGGTGGGCTGGCGTGATGGGCGCGCTCGATCAAGGGTATAATAAAGGCCCGTCCAACTGGTCCCACAGCTTCATCGTGACATATGCCAACGGCAAGCGCGCGATGGTGGCGATCTGGAATGGCAAGCCGTGGGCCGGGTTCAAGCAGCGCTGATACGAAACGTCGGCATTTATCTAACAGTGCCGACGTATTGTAACATCGCCGATGTTAGCATCCAAATCGACTGTTAGTGAGCCCTACGCGGCCTGTGAGGGTGGTAGCGTCCGCAGCGGGTGTGACGGTGGCAACGCCGCCATCTGCGCTTGTGGGGTGGTCTTCTGCTGCATATACTGGTGGAACTTCACGCCGCGCGCCGTGATCGCGTATATGACCGGCTGTTGACCGATCTCTTGGCCGACCCGGATCAGCCCGGCATAGGACAGGATGATCGAGGCGTTATCCATCGCCCGGTTCCGAATCACGCACCGCTTGCCCTCACGGACATTGTCCATGATTGCGAACAGGATGACCCTATCCTCTGGACGAAGGATTTCATACTGGGACGCGAAAGACAGCGGCGGATTGCGTTTATTTTTCATGAACGAATGGAAGCATAACGCGTGCCAGACCGTCAAGCCCTAAACGCGAAACGCCCCTCCGACCGGGGCCAGAGGGGCGAGCGCAAGGGCTACGAGGACCAGTCGCAGCGCGTTAACCATAGAACGGATTAGCGGATTTCGCAAGACCCGCCAGAGCACGCCAGCTCTTGCGAGCCGACAGTCATGTCGTCTTCCTCGATCATGTCGTTCCAGACCACGCCGACCGGCTGTTGACTTACCAGTGCGTCATACTTGGCCTTGGTGATCGATTCGTAAGGCATTTGCTTGTAAGTCCCGCCATCGTGGGGCAGGAAGCTCAGCCCGCCGCAGATGTCGAAGTTCTTGTAGACCCAAGCGCCGACCGCCAGCCATTCGTCTTCCCGGATATAAACCGTCGTCGAAGGATTGTGGTCGCACCAGTGGACAGCGTACGTCTTCCAGAATTCGAGCTGTTCGATGGCCGTCATCTTCGGCTTGTCCGCCGCCGGTGATTTGATCGGGAATTCGATCACCATGGCGGCGGGGTTCATCTGGTCGGCTTCCATCATGAAGTTCTTGTCGAACATGAACTTCGTCAGCGGGTCTTTGGCGTCATTGCGGACGCACCTGACGTAGTATTCGGAATGCCGCTCATGGATGCCAGACGCGCTGTCAACGAGCTGGGAGACGGTCCCAGACGGCTTCACGCACGTAATGGCGGCAGAGGCATTGATCCCGATCGCCGCGGCTTCAGCCTTGTTGGTGTCTCGCGCCAGACGACGCAGTGCGCCCAGCATCCCGGCGAGGCGGGTGTTGTCCGGCGACAGGATCGCGGCGTCGTGGATACCCGTGATCGAAACGCCAAGCAGACGTTCCTCTTCCGCGTTCTCCTGCCACTTCTTGCGGATGTAGCGGTAGTTCGTCAGCGTCGATTGCCACGTCCCAAGGATGGTCGCGAGGCGGACCTTTCGCTCCAGAGACATTTCCGAATCGTCGGCGCGGGCGACCACTTCAGTCAGGTTGCAGAAGCCCATGGAACGCAGGATGATCTCGCCGCACGGGTTCGTGCCGAACTCATGCTTCTCATCGCGTCCAGTCTCACGGCACTTGGCCTTCGCCGCCGCACGGTTGAAGATGCCGCGCTCGCCGCTCTTCGACTTGTAGAGGGCCATCCACTCGTCCATGAACAGAGCCATCTCGGGCTTGTCCTTATAGGCGACAGAGTTGTTGGCGAGCTGGCGGTGACCAGTCTTTTCCCACCATGCGCCGGACTTGGCTTCGCGCATACGAAGATCGGACAGGTTCGAGAGCGAGATCAGAGCTGACCGGCGGACGCCCCCAACGACGACCACGTCAGCGATATAGCAGACGATGTCGTGGACTTCGATGCTTTCGAGCTGGCGACCGGCGGCGTTCTTGAACATGGCGACGGTGAAGTCGTACAGGCGGCGCAGCGGAGCGGGGCCGGAGGCGCGACCGCCGAAGGTCTTCAGACGGGCTCCAGCCGGGCGTACGCCGCTGTCATCCCATTCGGGTATCTCGCCTGCCCAGAGCGCGGCGATGAGCTGCTTGTAGGCCTTGGCCCAGCCAAGCTTGCTGTCGCCGACTTTGATCGCGTAACCGGCGGGATGGAATTCCTCCGGCACGGCGGGGAGCTTGCTGACATGCTGACGCTCGACGGAGAAGCCGACACCAGTGCCGCACATGAGGATGTAGAGGATTTCGTCGAAGGCGCGCGGATGATCGACGGCGATGTACGAGCAATTGAAGCCCGCAATGTGGTCGCGATCAAGCGCTTCGCCAGCGGTCATCAGCGCCCGCATCGACGGCATGATCTCCAAGCGGAGAATAGCGCCGGTAATCTCCGCAACTGTGAACGGGTCAGCGGTATAGCCATGCTGCTTGTGCAGATGGGTGACCATGTACTCCATGTAGCGGACGACCGTCTCACCCCAGCTCTCCCGACGTTTCTTGTCATCGAGATACCGGGCGTATCGCGACTTGTGAATAAAAGCTTGGTAGTCCGTTGGAAGTTCAACGGAGGTGATGTCGTTCTGCATGGTGAAGTAGTTCCTTAGAAGCTGATGCCCGCCGCGGCCCGCAGAATATCTTCGGGTTTTGCGTTCGGTGCGATGACGGAAATATCCGACAGATGCCGCTCGTTGGTCCGCCAGATCGACTTTTCGCCGACTGTACGAAGCTTCCCGATGTCACATCCACGGATGAGGTAGACTTTCATCTTAGCCGCCATCCCGGTTTTGATCAAGACCCAAGCGTTGCCGCCCGCGTTCCAGCGCGACTTCAACCAGCCGGGCTGTGACTTGCGGAAGGTGATCTCGACTTCATCGTTCGTCTTGAACGTGACGCCACGCTTCAGTTCGATCTTGAACGCTGACGATTGATAGCATCCGTCAACGTCGGGCGTGCCGGACGCGACAGTGTTCTCGACACGTTCGACGTGCAAGCCCGTGATTGTTTTCCAGACGGGCTGAATCCATGCCCATAGTCCTGCGTCGATAGCCATGTGAGCCCTTACTGCGGTTTGTGGAATGCGAGGCCGTACACCGTCTTGCACAGTTCGGTGATTGTACCGCTGTTCTCGACTTCATAGTGGACGGGGAGATTGGGGATGTCGCGCTCGCTCGGGTGAAGGTCAGCCCAAGTCGCGGGATGCGGATCAGTGGCCGGGCGGCGGATACGGATGAGGATGCCGTTGTTCTTCTCGACGATAGCGGCTTCGTTGAAGAAGCGCATGTCGGCGGTGACCACGAGGCGCTTGCCGTTGCAGCGCGCGGCCCACAGGCTCGTCCACATCTCATCAGCGATCAGGTTGCGGCCCCATTCGGTGCCAAGCTTCTGCATGGCATAGCGGGGCGAGCGACCGCAGAGAAGCGGGTGAGGCTCTTCCTTGAGCTTGCGGTCCTCCAGCTCTTCGGTGGTGATCCCGATCGCGCGCATCATGTCCTTCAGACCATCGGCGAATTTCACGCCCTTGAAGCCGTAATTCTGGATGAGGTATTCGGCGGCAGTGTCCTTGCCCGATCCGATGAAACCCGTGATGCCGACGATGTGGGTCATGTGGTCTTCCTTCTTGCTTGGGGAATGGTTAACGCGGCCTCGCGACAGCGTCAACAACTATTTCAAATCAGGCCGCGCATTTCGATGATCGTTTTCAGACCAAGCCCGGCCACTTGTTCACGAATATCGATCTTGAATTCTTGTGCCTCAAGGATGTACCCAAACACTGAATTCTCGACTTCAAAGTCGATGATGTCGATGGTCTTACCGCCGACCTTGGTCGCGCGCTCGTCAGCCTGTTCGCGAACGACGATGTCGAACGTGTGCGACATCCAGATAATGACATCGGCGGCGGACAGGTTCAGACCGATACCGCCGCTCTTCGGCTGACCGATGAACACCGCGATCTCGGGATTGTTCATGAAGCTGTCGATCGCCGACTGCTTCTCTTCCTTGCTCATCCCCGTGCCGAAGTACGTCACGTGAGGGATGTCCGCCTTCTTCAGCGCAGCGGACATGAGTTCGAGATCGTGGGTGTAGTTAGCCCAGATGATATACTTCTTGCGCTTGATCTCGCCGGTGGTCGGGCCGTCTTCCTTGGTGACCGGCGAGCGTCCCTCGGACACTTCGTTCAGGATCGCTTGGACGAGCGGGTTATGGCCGGGATCGATGATGTCATGCGCGATGCTATGCTCATCATAGTACCAACCGCCCGCGATCTGCGCGAGCTTGCTCAGAAGACCAGCGCCGCTGACTTCGTACTCGTTGAGCAAGCCTTCCTTCTCGACCTTCTTGTAGAGCGCCTTCTGCTTGTCGGTCATCACGACCACGCGCCGGATGCGATTGAGCTTCGGCATGTCGTCGCAATCTTCCCGTCGCACAATGGACGTGAATTTGGATTGACGCATAGCTAGGTCGTCGAGGTTCTTGTACCCGGTGATCTCCTGATAGTTGCGTCCGTCGCGCGTCCGGCGCGTTACCTCAGTCGCGATATGTGCCTTGAACGCGCCATGGGTCTTGAACCCCAGCGCGCCGGGTTCGAGGATTTCGTACTGGCCCCAGATGCGCAGCGGCGTGTTACCGCCAATCGATCCAGACATGATCCGAATCCAGTTGCATCCCTTTCCTAGCGCACGAGCGACGCGGCCTCGCGACGATGAGGGCGATCCGAACATATGGCATTCGTCGATCACTAGAAGCACGCGGCCTTGGCGCGCACGGATCATCTCAGTCAGATACTTCTTGCCGTTCTCGGTGCGGATGCTGTCCGATCCGATGGCGAATATCTGGAGACGACCGTTATAGACCTTGCTCGTCATCGTCTGTGCGAACCGGGCTTTGTAGCCTTGATTGCCAGCCGCGGCGGGATTGTAGATGAAGGTAGAAGACATGCCCGCGAAGTGGACGGGAAGCTCCCGCTTGATCCAGTTCGTCTGGACGCCATCGGGCGCGATGACGATGACCGCTTCGATGTCACGCCCACGATGCAGGTAGTCGGCAAGATCGAAGATAGCCTTCGTCTTTCCAGTCCTCATTGACCACGCCATCGCACGCTTGCGCTCGTTGCGGTTCTCTTCGAACTCGCGAGCTTGGTGCTTGTATGGCTTGGTCTTAGAGCGGTATGGAGGCTCGGTAATCACCTGCCGAAGTGAGCCTTCAATGCACGAATTGAATGAGAGACAGTTGTGTGATGAATTGCAATGCCGCCGCCAGCATTCCACTCACTGACGTTTTGTGCAGCATCATCCACCAGCAGATTTGGTTCATTGTCATAGTCATGTTGTACGGCATAGTCTACCTTGTCCTTGCGCTGGCAGATGATGACACGTTCCTTCGGGATGTGAAGCGTGTTCCGGGCGTACTCCAGTTTAACGCCGCGGATCATGTCCTGAGTTTCTTTGTCCTTCGCGAACGACGGAAGCGCCGTGAGAAGATACGTTTCATCCCGCGTGAACGCGGCAGCGATCAGCTCGTGAGCGCCCGGCGTAACCGGCATCGTCAACCAAAAGCTTTCCTTCCGCATGATGTCGTTGGTGGCTTTCTGGATGTCCTTCTGTTCCTGCGTCCATGTCGCTGGATCAGTCGTGTACCAAGAGCCTTCCCATGGGGGCACGCCGAGGTCGATAGCGTGGCCGCGGAAGTCACCGAGAGTATCGTCAACGTCGAGAAAAATGGTCATCATCAGCCTCTTGCTTGATCGTATTCTATTCCAGTTTCCAGATCGAAGTCAACCATCTCCCACTCACGTCGATTGTCTACGCGGAGGCCTTCGTGGTCAGCCCACGCGAGCGCGCCGTAGAACATGCGACGGGTGTACTTGAAACTCGCACCGCTCGCCGTCCATGACAATCCATCATCGATAGGCCATTCTTCGCCAATGCAGAAACGCAATGTCTCGTTGAGCGTGCTGAAGTTGTCTCTCACGAAAACACCCAGAGCGTCGTACTCGTGGTCGCTCATGACGTTCGTGCTGAATTCGTAGTACAGCAACGCGGCCATGAGCAATCGACGTGCAGCGAGATCAGGCGTCATTTGCGATACCTGTGCAGGATGTCAGCTTCCGATTTCAGCGGGAAGCCTGCGGCCCACGGTGGCATCAGTTCCATGATCCCTTCGAACTCTTTCGCATCGCCTTGGCCCAACAGCACTTCGGCGATCAGCTCATCGTGTACGGTGAGGATCGGATGGTATTTGCCAGTGCGAAAGCACATGACCATCGCGTACGCCATGAGATCGCGGCAGATAGCTTGGACGATGTTTTCGACCAGTGCCCCGCCGTAGGTGTGCGTCGGACCCCATTGCTTCGTGAGGCCGTCAACGGCGAAGTAGCGGATGGACGGCTTGTAGACAGGATTGCCATTCTTGTCGAGGAACTTGGTCTTCTCGTTTTTCAGATGCGCGAACGGGTACGAGAGCAACCGGCCAGAAGGCAGACGGCAAAACAGGAAGTTGCCGACCTTCTTCCAGTGAATCTTCTTGTCACAGCAAGCGACCCAGCTCTTGTCGTTGTTCTCCGCTCGCTGAAGAGCTTCGATAGCCGCGTTCTCGACTTCGCGCCACGTCTTCTTCACTTCATCGTACTTGCCGCGATAACGATCGACGATGTACTTCGCCATGATCAGCGGGGGCAACGTCTCTTCGGTGATGAGATAGCCGGGCGCGTAGATCGCCGCCTGTTTGGCATCGCGGAACAGTTCTTCCAGTTCCTTCCAGTCAGCTTCCGGCACCAGCGCTCGCGCCATCTCTTCGGTGAAGAAGATTTTGTACTTCGCGCACGTCTCAAGGAACTTCACAGCTCCCATGCCATAGCCCAGACCGAGGATCGCCTGCTTGCCTAGCTGGCGTTCTTTCTCGTCCGCCTTCGTAAGATGGCGGCGATAAATCTCCATGGCGATGTCGAGATAGATGTCCTTGCCGCTCGCGAAGATGTCGAGAGCGATCTGGCAGTTCGCCAGCCACATCACGCCGCGCGCTTCAACAGCCGCGTAGTCGCCGACCGCCAGTTCGTAACCAGCGCGTGGGATGATCAGGCCGCGGATCACGTCCGACAGGAAGTTGATCGGCATCTTCGACAAAAGCATAAGCTCTTTCACCGTCATCTGTTTGATGTCGGCGGCGAGCTTGTCCATGTCGAGCTTGCCCTTGGCCGTCGCATACTTCGGATGCGGCTTGCCGGGGCGTTTGAGATTGTGGAGCTGTAGACCCTTGCCGCTCCAGCGCCCGGTTTGGGCTCCCCAGTACATGAGGTTCGAGCGGGCGAAGTGGTCCTCAAGGCAGCGAGCGACGGCCTTCTTGTACTTGGACGTGGTCGTGCGGTTGATATCGCGCACCAGCTCAATCACACGCAGCGCGTGAGAGCTGATCTCCGGGTCTTCCAGCGCCTTGTCCAGCGTCTCGCCTTGAAGGTCATCGAACTCTTTGTAGATCAGGCCAAGGTGTTCTTTCACGCGATCGCGCGATCCGCCGGTGACCGTCGGGTCTTGCATCAGGTCGCGCAGCTCTGTGTTCATCACGTGCTTCGCATCTTCAGCGAGACGCATAGCCGCTTCAGCGAGATCGATGTCGATCTTGACGCCGCGCTCGTTCAGTTCTTGATCGACGAACCAGATTTCCCATTCGAATGGAATCAGATCGGGCAGCTCTTTCGAGACATCGTATTCCGCCCGCACGTCCTGTTTGTTATAGTCGGCGCACCGTAGGAACGTGGCCGTGTCGCCGGGCCACTTCCGCGGGTTATCCTTGGTGGGCTCACGGGGCTTGTAGAGCGATTTGAGCGCAGCGCTACCCTCGCCCACGTCTTTCTGATGCTTGACACTCAGGACGCGCGCCAATCGCTCCAGATCGCGCGGTAGAGCGTACGCTGCGCCTTTAGCTGCGGAGCATCGCCACTGGCGCAACGGTATCTGGGGCCATCCCCAACGACGTACGCAGATGCACGTCCACACAGCACGTTCGAACTCAGCGTTGTGAGCCTCGAACAGCATACCGTCGGCGATCGCCTTGACGAGCGCGGGCGGGCAAACCGGCAAGCCGGTCAGCGTGTCCAGTTCTGGCGTTGGCACCTCAATGGCCGGGACGAGCACGCGGGGCTGGCCCTTGCGCTCACCGACCTTGTACGGCTCCCCCAGCACCGCCGGTTGAGCGATGGTCGGCCCCCAGAAGATGTCGGGATTTTCGATGGCGTCGCCGATGGCCCACGCCAGCATCATCACCTCCGTAGAGGGATCGCCAGCGTAGCGCCAAGCGCCGACATCGATACCGACTTCTGATCGGGTTTCGAAGTCGAGGGTTACGTGCTTAGACAAGGCCTTCCAGACCGTTGATCGCCGTCTCGTATGTTTCGAGAATGGCGTCCGCTTCTTCGCGTTCTTGGCGGTCCATCTTGCGACGGGCGACGACCTTGCGGAGCGCCTTCACGTCATAGCCCATGGACTTCGCTTCGGCGTAGATGTCTTTCTGCGCCGCCTTGTGTTCGTCGATGTCCTCTTGGACACGTTCGATCCGGGCGACTGTATTCTGCAATGCCTTCTTGGCGTTGTCGCCAAGGTTCAGGGCGATTGCATCGACGTTGATTTCGTCTTCCATCAGACAAGTCCTTCAAGTGAAACTTCCGGCGCGTATGAGCGCACTTCGATGGTCGCCATCATACCGTTCACCATCTTCAGGTCAAGCGAATAATCTCCGCTTCCGATGGTGTACGCGATTGTTTCGATGACGCCGTCCAGAGTTGTCTCATGGGCGAGGAAAGTGACAGTATCGCCAGCGCGCGACGGATCGTGGACGACCACGTTCTTGTTGTGCTGGAGAAGGTCACCGATGATGATCTTGTGGAGATCATCGCGAAGTCCGATCAGTTCATGAAGGGCGCTCAACGGTTGTCACCTGATCCGCTCAGCGTGCCCTTGGCTTTCCGGGCAGCGAGCTTTTTGATGTTGATCTCCAGAGCGAGCTGTAGTGATGTGTCCAGCTCTCCGCAGATTAAGACGAGCGAGTTCATCGCTCCGTGCATGTTTTCAATGATCACGGCACGGCGCTGATCAGTGAGGCTGTCGGATGCGAACTTGCCGTTGCCCTTCTCGCCTACACGCAACGCGCCGGGCTTGTAATCGAATTCCATTCCGTAGCCGTCGTCGCGCATCGCCTTGCCGAGTTGTTCGGCGATCTGGCCGACGAATGAATCGAGCTTCATTGCGTTCAGCGCGAGAGTGCCCGCGCCGTCTTCAACCAGTATAGGCTCGCCGCCGTAGATGGCGTGGAGGCTGGTCTGGAGTTCGTCAGCCATGGCCGCAAGATACCACGCCACGTCGCCGACTTCCTTGACGATTAGATGGAGGCGGTCAGGACGCAAGCCGACTTCGCCGGGCTTGAATTTCTCGATCGTAACCGCGTCATAAACGTGATCCAGCAACTCGCTCGATTCGCCGTTCATCTTGAGGGCACAGTACATCATGCCATGGGGGCTCATGCGCCCCGGATAGATAGCGGTGCCACTGGCCTCGCGCTGATAGTCGTTCAACTTCATCGGACTGGTCCTCCTACTAAAAGCGAAGACCGGAGGGAACAACCCCTCCGGCCCACATTGCCCTCACCAACACGCTGCGTATCCGAAACTTTACGGCAGAGGCATTACATGCTGGAGATTGCGGGAGCGACCCGCCTTTATGCCTAGAACAGACCGCCGCCGCCTTCGTTCGCAGCTTCTTCGAAGCCGAGTTCCGAAGCGTCGAGGCCAGCGCCGCCGGAGAACGCTTTCGAGGCGTCCTCGTTGCCGCCGCCGAGACGTTCGCCGTCACGGATGAATGCGAGAGAGCGCAGGCCGAAGCTGACGCCCTTGTTGCCCTTGGCGTCGTAAGCGAAGCAGTTCAGCTTGGCTTGGACTTGAGCGCCGCTGTAGAACATCGACGTGTCATCCACGTCAACGACCTTGGCGACGCCGTTCTCGACGACGTACTTGCCGAGCGAGGGCTTCTGTTCGGTGGAAGCGCGGAAGAAAATCTTCCCAGCTTCGAAGCCCTTGTGTTTCGACAGGTCAGCGGCGTCGCGGAACGGCCACTTGGAGTTCCCCTTCGGATTGCCGCTCGCGTCGAGGCATTCCGGGCCGAACTTCGCCACGAGAGTTTTCTTGGCGATCTCTTTCATGGCGGCGAGCCGCTTCTTATCGGAGGCCGACAGCTTCTTCGGGTCGAAGATGAAGGTGGAGCTGAACTTCAGGACACCGTTGTCGTCAGGACGAGCCTTATCGACGCTGATGAAAGATGCGGTCACGATGGGGGACGTGACGATTTCGTTCAGGGGTTTGGTTTGCGTAGTCATAGTTTGTGCCTTCCTTGGCAGTGATGCTCGCTGAACGACATTGGACAGCGATAGGTAGTTCTTACTCGTCTTCTTCCGAATTGGCAAGTGCGGCATTATAGGCAGTCAGGGAAGGCATACGTCCATCCTTGAATGCTTTGCGCCAGTAATCGGGGACATTGGAGTGGTCGCCGGACTGCTTCGCCATGATCAGTTTGCGCGCCGCAGCTCGCACCTGTTCGGGCTCATATCCAGCGGCCTCACACGTCGCTTCAAACTCGCCTTTGTACTTCTTGTCGTAGAACCACAAGCGCGCTTCCGTCACGCACTTGTGCTTGTCCTTGACCTTCATGCCTGCGCCGACAAATCCGAGGGCATCGCACAACATTCGGAAGACCTTCGCCTTCCACAGTTGGTTCTCGGGTTCGTCGCAGTTATTCCAACTCGGTGACATCCAGTTCATCGCCTTCGAAAGCATCCGATGCGGAGGCCTTCACGGCTTCGCGCTTGTCGGTCGATTTGACCAGCACAAGAGCACCGTCCGGACGTTCGGTCAACCCCTTGACCAGCTTCGCCGCTTCCGGATTCATCTCTTCGATATCCGTGAAGCTTTTCAGCTTGCGCGGCTCGAACAAGACTTCCTCGTCATCGAAGAAGAGGCCGAGAGTATCAGCGATCTCGGACTGGTCGCCAGCCCAGCGACGCTTGGTCGCCTGACGCACCAGTTTGTAGTCTGGCAGATCGACGCCTTGGCTGACCATGTTGTACGCTTGAAGCCGAACGGCCTTGGCGAATTGCTCGATCAGGTCGGCAGCATTCAAGAGGCGCTTGATCGTATCGGGGCTGTTCGTATGGGCGACAAGCTTGGCCATCTCATTGGCCTTCGATCTCGTCCACTCGTTGATCGGCTTGGCCGACGGAGCGCCTTTGTTCTTGCCGGTCTTGGTGACCATGTCTTTCGTGGCTTCAGCCGCGAGATCGCCCAGCTCTTCGATAGACAAACCGTCGTCAGCGAAGTTGCTCGTCATAGCGCGTTGCGCTTCCTTGCGGAATGCAGGACACACGATCTTGGCCTTGCAGAAGCCGCACCAGTCACCGACGGCGAATGCGTCCTCCGGGTAAGCAGGCTCTTGCTTGGCAGCGAGAGCCACATCGCGGATGGCGTTCATCGCATCCACTTTGGTCGCAGCGTCTTTCAGCTCAGCGACAAAGTCTTCGATCAGTGCAGTCGGGTCGATCTTCCACGGGCGCACCGGGCCATCAGCGTGAGGCGCACGGGGCTGGCCGACGAACAGCTCGATTTCTTCCGGCATCAGGTCTTCATCGAAGCCGCCGAGCAAGTCATTCCAGCACACTTCGATCAGCTTGCCGAGAGCATAGTATTTGAGCTGCGGATTGTCCTCGACTTCAACGACCTTTCCGCGGCCATGTTTATAGTCGAACACGCCGAGATAAACCTTCGGCACGAATACCGACGTGTCGTTGGTGCCGAACATATCGTCCCGGCCCATCGCCTTGGCGAGCGAGAAGCCCGTCTCGACGCCGACTTGAACGGTGTGGCCCATCAGCTCCAGTTCGAAGACCTTGGCATTGATCGCGTCAAGATACACTTGGACAGCACGGGCCATCTCGTCTGTGACTTCGAATTCGAACTTCGTGCGCTTCTTCGGCTTGGCGTACAGGGGCTCATCCTTGTGAGCCTCAGAGCCGTCACCCCACATACCGATGAAGGCCGAGGCTTTCTTGCCAGCCTTGGTGGCCTCTTCGCAGACCATGTGCGCAACGGTGCCTTCGGCAGCGTAGGACGACGTGGTGTTGGGGAATGGCGCGGACATCGGGACCGATGCCGCACACTTCATCCAGCGCTCAGACGATGACGCGCCGAGAATTGCGTGGGCAGTCATTACAGAACCTCGACTGGGTACTCGGTGATGATGCCGACCTTGGCACCGCATTTGATCACAGGCGTTCCGTCCTGCGTCGTGACGATGCGTGCAACTATGTTGCCAGCCTTGTCCTTGATCGCGACAGTGTGGCCGCGGGCGATCGCCTTGCCGCTCTTCGTGTTCGAGATGCGGATAGCAGGATCAGGATCAACCCAACCTCTCTTGTTGTTGGCGGCGATCACGTTCTTGCAGACTGACACGTGACTCATTCGTCGATCTCCACGGACCAGCCTTTGCGTTCGAGATGTTCGACGGCTTCGGCTTTTGAATTGAAATTGATGCCAACAGCGATTTCCCAGTTGGCGTATTGGCCGTCCTTTATCCGGTACGCCCGAACCTTATCGCCAACCTGAAGGAAAGCGATAGGCACGCGCCGCCCAGAAGGACTTATTGCAAGTGCTGTGCCTACCTCTTCCATCAGGCGATCCTCGCCGACTGCCAGCCTTTCGTTTCGTGCAGAACACGGAACGGAATGCGATTGCCCTTGTCGTCGAACTTCTCGCCGACGAGCGGCCAGTTGTAGTCGATCTTACGAGCCATGCGCCGCATCTGCGCCTTGAGCTGGTGGAAGTGCTTGCGCACATGGGCGCGCGTCTGGAGGAAGCCGACCGGGTTCATTTCAGTCTGGCCAAAGAAGCGGTCCGGGCGCTTGCCAGACGGTCCAGCGACTTTGACGTGGTCTTTGTGCTTACGCATGAGAATTTCCTTGGCGGGCGCGGTTACACTACAGGAACCATTCCTGTAGTGTAACTGAGCGCAACAGGTAGAATTAGCCGACGACCATCAGCGCCGTCAGAGCGGTCAGGACTTCGCCGTACTTGGACGGGTCCAGCTCGCTCCACTTCTTCACGCCAGCGTCAGTCGCGATCTTCATGACTTCGGCTTTCTTGCCAGCGCCGACAGCCGCCGCTGCGGCGGTGCGCAGATCAGCTTCGGTGACCGGGCCGGATTCAGTGACGGTCGAAGTCGGTGCCGGGGCTTCCGGAGCCGAGGTGGGGGCCGTAGCGACTACGCCGCCGGTGGCATCAGCCGCTTCAGACGACGGGGCATTGCCATCGAGCGCCGCCTTGAACGCCATGGCATCGGTCTGGCCGGACGCGCGGAACGCTTCGGCTTCTTCGATGGTCAGGCCAGCGGCGTTTTCTTCCTTCGTGCGACGGATGCGCTTGCCCATCTCGACGGACATGGAACCCGGCAGGACGCCTTCAGTCGTCGGCGCGACAACAGCGGGCTTGGTGAAGACAGGGGCGACCGCAGTCATCGGGGCGTTAACCACAGCGGGCGCACCGGCAATGGCGGCACCGGCGAGAAGAGCGGCGAGATTGCCGCCGTTGATCGTGAGAGTGAATTCGGCGTTCGGTTGCGACGCACCGAGTACGGCAAGAGCGGAAGCGACTTCCGGCCCCGCAGTGGAAATATGGAGGGTGTTCATGAGGGCGTTGATCCTTTTCTGATGCGCTCGAACGTCTAATGCCAGAGACGTGCCATGGGGTCAACAACTTTTTTGTAGTTGACTTGATCCGTACCCGGACGTAAGAAGGCGATCGACCAAAGCGTGAGAACACATGACCGAACCCGTTCCTAATGCGAAGTGGCTTAAACAATACGCCCCGCTTGGCAACCGACTCATTCCGCTCTGCCACTGGCGCTCGCTGTCGAAGCAGGGCAAGCCGTTGGGCAAGACGCCGTCCGTTAAGGATTGGACGAATGAAGAGTTCGAATTCAATGATATGGTTAATTGGATGGAGGGCGGCAAAAACGTCGGCTTCCGTCTAGGCGACGGATGGGGCGTTCTCGATTACGATCCACGTCGCGATCCAGTCATGATGAAACTGAAGGAAGAGAACGTCCACAACGATGTTCTCCGTATGCGCAACGTCGTCGGTCAGCGAAGCATTGATAGGCTTCTTGCAGACCTTGGCATTCAGCACGGCCAATACGCATTCGTCGAAACGGGTGGACGTGGTCTTCACATCTATCTAAGGATACCGAAGGACTTCCGTGGTCGAGAACAGATCAAGGAATATCCCGGCGTTGAATTCAAGCACGGGGCTCGCCGCTACGTCGTCGCCATGGGGTCTATCCATCCCGGCGATGCGAAGGAAGGCATTGAGCCGGGCAACTATTACAAGCCGGGCGACCAATCGTTCGCGCTTATCAACACGATCGAAGCGCCTGCAAAGCTCATGGAGCTTTTCAAGCACATCGATCCCCCAGATTATGTCAAGCAAGCCGGTGAAGAGAGCTTTGGTCGGTTTTCGTCTTTCCAGCTTGCAGACACGCTCGCTCTGATTCCGCCGGAGACATTCCGGTCGGGGTCAGACCCATCATGGGAACAGTTCATGATGGCGTGCCACTGGATGACAGGCGGCACGGGGCGTGAAGAATTCACTGACTGGTCTATCCGCGATCCGAACTATTCGGATCAAGACGAGATCATCCGCAAGCGCTGGGACAGTCTCACGCCGAAGGTGGACAGCCTGAAGACAGGCCTCGTATTCAAAGTGCTTGGCCAGCTCAATATCCCGCGTACCAAATGGCCGACGGAAAGCGCGAGCGTGATGTTCGCGACCGATCTCGATGACATCACGGCCCAAGAGCTGGAAGGCGAGATCATGCCTGAAAGCCTTGAGACGAAGATCGTCAAGGCGATGAACGATGAGCACGCGCTCGTGCTCATGACGACCGAGCCCTTCTATATGGGCAACACATATCACTCTCTGTCCGGCACCGTTATCCCGGTGTTCCGTAAGCGTAGCGCCATGATCGAGATGGACGCGAACCGTTCGCTGATCACCTCTGTCGCGCAAGCGGGCGGCGAGAAGAAGATGGAGATGACGCACTTCGACTTCTGGCGTCGCCATCCCCAGCGCCGCGAATACATGGGCGTCGATTTCGCACCGGGCAGTGATCCCGAATTCTCCACTCCCACAGGCCTTTACTACAATATGTGGCGAGGCTGGCCGTTCGATCCGGACTTCCGTGGCAATGGAAGCTGGGACCGGCTGAAGGAAATCTTTTTCGAGAACATCTGCGACCGCGACAAAGAGATGTATGACTACGTCATGAAGTGGATGGCGTACTCCGTCCAGCATCCCGCCGGTGCGCAACGCGTTGCGTTCGTGATGCAAGGCGACAAGGGTCTTGGTAAGTCGATGTTCGCCAACGCATGGCGCGATATGTTCGGCAAGCACGGCCTGACGACGGATGAGAAGGACGACGTGTTCGGACGCTTCAACAACCAGATGTCATCGACGCTGGCGTTGTTCCTCGACGAAGCTCTCTTCGCCGGTGACAAGTCTATCGATGGCAAGGTGAAGCAGCGTATCAACTCGCCGACGATCCGCGTCGAAGAGAAGTACATGCCGCAGGCCACGATCAAGAACCACCTTAAGTTCATGATCGCGTCCAACGATCAGCACGTCGTTGCCGCCACGCAAGGCGAGCGCCGGTACGTTGTGACCGACGCGAAGATGAACATCCGCAAGCCCAACTCGATCTATGAGAAGGCGCATGAAGACCTGTACGGCACGCGGGCTCGCCCTCACACCGATGGCATTCAGGCGATGTTCTTTGACCTGATGCACCACGAGATCGGCGACTTCGAACCAGAGCGCGATCGCGTCACATCGTCGGCGCTGCGCCGCCAAGTCCGTATCGAGTACGGCGACCGCGCCGAATGGTGGATCGAACGCATCGTCAACGAATCGATGCCGATGATGTTCGACCCCTCGCCGACCTACCGGGCCACCAAGGGCGTCATCTCGAATTGGGAAACACGTCCTATTGCAGTGCCCGTCACTGCATTGCGTAACTCAATGAAACTATTCATGGGTGAACGTCTCAAGGGTGAATTGCTGTTCGACTTCAAGTCGCGCTTCCTGACCGCCATCCAGTTCATGTTCCCGGAGACGACGGAGAGCAAGCGCCGGATGAAACTTCCGGAGGGTCTGGACTTCTTGGAAGTGGACGCCAGTGAGAAGGGAATGGCCGAATGTATCGTTCTGCCGCCGCTCCCGGTGTGCCGGGCTCACATCGAAAACCTGTTCGGCAGTCTCACTGGGGACGTGATGCAGGATTTCGAAGCGGATGACCGATACGGAGTGGACGATATCACCGACGATCTGGATGGTCTTGTCTGAACTTGACTTCTTTGGTTAATTATGGCTACTGATGTAGGTGTAGAGGTCGCACCCCCATGGCAGTTCAAATTCGTGTATCCCAAAACGGGCAATTCGTCGGCGAAGCCATCAAAGGCGCTCCGGCGATCGATGAGAACGTCACGCCCGCCGCAAGCCCGACTTGGAGCGCGGCCTTCCCTATCAATACGGATTCGGGCCACGACCGGCTCATCGAGATCATCACTGACGAGGACGTGGAAATCGCCATTGTCCGTGGCAACCGCAGCGTAAACTCGGTTGTCCCTGTGCGTCTCATCCTGCCCGTTGCGGGCACGATGATCTACACGCAACTGCTCAGCCTCCCCGGCGAGACGACCACGTGGAACCTCTATTTCAGGACACCGTAAGACATGGGCACGAAGTTCTATCCCGATCCCGTATCCACTGGCGTCCTACCCAACTCGATCACCAACAATGATCTGGTTCAGGTTCCGGCGTTCACTGTTAAGGGTAACCAGACCGCCGTAACCGCGGATGTCAATGACATCGCAGCGTCAGCGAACGATCGCCTGTTCGCGCGCGTCGCCGACGCTCTGTCTTTCACACAGCTCACCGACGGCATGGTCCCGGCCAACACCCTTGGCCTTGGCAAGCTCACGAACGCGACGGCTCAATACAATCTCGTTGGTCGCAAGACGGCTAGTGCTGGCGCGTGGGAAGATGCTACGCGCGCGGAACTCCTGATCGCGGGGCTCGAACTCTCACAGACTTTCTCCGGTGCGAATGTCTTCTCGCGTGGTTCTGGCGTTGGTACGACGTTGAACGTCATTGGCGATTCAGCGGCAGCGGTTTTCCAGACGACCCGCAACTCTTCCGCTGGAACGGGGCCTATATTCCAAGGTCGAAAATCCCTCGGGGACGCGTCCACTCCCACTGTCGTAGCGAACGCGAACGTCGCACTTAGCATGGCCGGTCAAGGCTATGACGGTTCGTCCTATGTAACCATTGGAACGCTGAACTTGCGCGTTGCGGAAACTTCGCCCAGCTCTTCGGCAATGGGTGGTCAGTGGGTGCTGTCCGCTAACGTGGCGGGAGGAATTTCAAACACTGAACTTCTCCGTATCGACCACACGAATGGTATTCAGATGTTCGGTACGAACGTCGTTATTGACGCGAACCGTATCATCCGTCCGCGCTCCTACACAATTTCGACGGTTCCGACTATCACGACGACGGGCCTCATCCATGCTTCCGACCTTGGCGGCGGGGCCGGTGTGCTCCAGTCGAACGGAACGGCTTGGAACCGCGTAAAGGAAAGCGGTACAGCAAACGAAACGACTGAAGTCAACTTGACCTTCACGTGGTCCCGCCTGACGAACGCTCCCGTCGTTCGCGCGAACGTTGCACTGACGGCTGACCGCACCGTCACACTCTCCACGGCTGGATGCGCCAACGGCGATCGCGCCGCTTTCGTGCGCTCCGCTGCTGCGACTGGTGCGTTCAACTGGAACATCGCTGGCGCTACGACGACGGCTCTGGCCGCGGCTCTGGATTGGGTCGTTTACGAGTTCGATGGCACGCAATGGAATATGGTCCAGAAGTTCAGCGCGGGCGGCGGCGGCGGTGGCGGCGGCACGTACCTTGCCGGTGCTGGCCTCGATCTGACTGTCGATACCTTCTCCATCGAGACTGGCGGCGTTGTCACGGGGATGTTGGCCGACGACGCGGTCACGTTCGCGAAGATGCAGAACATCGCTACGGACCGTCCGCTTGGCCGTGATACGGCATCGACCGGCGACGCGGAAGAAATCACTGTCGGCGGTGGCCTTGAATTCACCGGCACCGGCGGCATCCAGACTTCGGCCTTCACCGGCGATGTCACCAAGGCCGCGGGCGGTACGGCCCTCACAGTCGCGAATGATGCTATCACGTTCGCGAAGATGCAGAACATCGCCACGGATCGTATCCTTGGCCGTGACACTGCTTTGTCCGGAGACACGGAAGAACTCACCGTTGGAGGTGGCCTCGAATTCACCGGCACCGGCGGCATCCAGACTTCGGCCCATACGGGCGATGTCACGAAAGCCGCTGGTGGCACTGCGACCACGATCGCCAACGACGCGGTGTCGTTTGCGAAGATGCAGAACATCGCAACGGACCGACTGATCGGTCGTGACACGGCATCGACCGGCGACCCGGAAGAGATCACTGTCGGTGGCGGTATCGAGTTCACGACCACGGGCGGTATTCAGACTTCGGCCTTCACGGGCGATGTCACCAAGACTGCTGGGGGCACTGCCCTTACAGTCGCTGCTAACGCCGTGTCCGACGCCAAATTCCGCCAGAGCGGGGCGCTCACCGTCGTTGGCCGTTCGGCCAACTCAACAGGCAACGTCGCTGATATCGCAGCGGGCGCAAACGATCGTCTTCTGACGCGCGTTGCGGATGCTCTTGGCTTCACTCAACTCACCAATGGCATGGTCCCGACCAACACCATCGGTCCTGACAAGCTTGCTGTGTCTGCAACTGATCGTCTGATCGGTCGCGATACCGCTGCGGCTGGCGCAGGCGAAGAGATCACCGTTGGCGGTGGCCTCGAATTCACCGGCACCGGCGGCATCCAGACTTCGGCCTTCACTGGCGATGTCACCAAATCTGCTGGCGGCACGGCGCAGACGATTGCGAACGACGCGGTCAGCTTCGCGAAGATGCAGAACATTGCCAGCGATCGCCTGATCGGTCGCGACACTGCGACGACTGGCGATCCGGAAGAGATCACTGTCGGTGGCGGTATCGAATTCACGACCACGGGTGGCATTCAGATTTCCGCCTTCACCGGCGATGTCACCAAGACTGCTGGGGGCACGGCCCTTACGGTCGCCAACAACGCTGTGTCCGACGCCAAATTCCGCCAGAGCGCGGCGCTAACCGTCGTTGGCCGTTCGGCCAACTCGACCGGCAACGTCGCGGACATCGCAGCGGCAGCGAACGATCGCCTCTTGACGCGTGTCGCTGACGCTCTTGGCTTCACTCAACTCACCAATGGCATGGTCCCGACCAACACCATTGGCCTCGACAAGCTTGCCGACGCTGCGGCTGTATCCGTGCTCGGTCGTTCGGCTGGCACCGGCGGCGCTCGTGCGGACATCGCCGCATCAGCGGACGGTCAATTCCTTGGCCGCGGTTCGGGCGCTCTGTCTTTCCAAGCCATCACCGGCGATCTGGTCACTAACACTGCGGCAGGAAACATCGCCGCGACCACTGTGCAGGCAGCGATCAACGAACTCGATTCCGAGAAGGCCGGGCTCGCGCTGGCGAACGCCTTCACAGACAACCAGCAGATTACCGGGATCGGCAGCGGCCCCGCCCTCGCTATTTTCCAGTCAGGCGGCAACGGACTGAACGTGACCGTCACCGGCGGCGCGATGGGGAACTTTATCGCTGACAACACCGTCGGCTCGCTGAACTACACGCGGTATGTGACCGGATCGGGTGGTCCCAACTGGACGCAGCGCAAGGCGCGAGGCACGCTTGCCGGACCCCTTGTCGTTATCCAGAACGACCAAATCGGTTCGAACCTTTTTGTGGCGTATGACGGCGCAGCTTTCGTAACCTCTGCACAAATAACCGCTTCTATCATAGCCGCGACACCTTCTGCGACTGACATGGAAAGCCGGTTTACGATCAGCCTCAACCCTCCGGGGTCTGTCGCGATAACGGAGTTCATGCGCTGGCAGTACGGCGTCGGGCTCAGCATGTACGGCGCAAACCCGGTCATTGACGCCAACCGCATCTTCCGTCCGCGTTCTTACACGATCTCGACGCTCCCGACGATCACGACGACCGGCATCATCCACTGCTCGGATATGGGGCCGACTTCGGGCTCTTCTGGCGCGGGCTTGCTCCAGTCAAACGGCACCAACTGGGTGCGCGTTACGACGGGCGGCGTCGAATCGATCGCGAGCGACGCGGCCCACACCGCGACGTGGCAATACCTCACGAACGGACCGACGATCCGTTCTGCGACGGCGCTCACCGCCGCGCGCACTTACACGCTCGGAACGACGAATGCCGTTGTCGGCGCTCGTGTCCGCATCTGCCGTTACAGCGCGGGCAACTTCGACTGGACGATCGCCGGTGCGGCGCACGCCATCCTGTCCAAACCGGGCGACTGGGTCGAATTCGAATACTCTCTCGCAGGCTGGATACTGGTCGCGTACAACCTCCCGCGTCCATCTGGCGTGGACACGATCGCTACCGACGCCGCGCATACTTACACGTGGTCGCGCTACACGGATGGCGACCACGTCCGAGGCAATGCTACACTCACGGCGACGCGTACGGCCACGTTGGGCACGACTGGCGCTCAAGAGGGCGACCGGGTCAAGTTCACGCGTCTGGGTGGCGGTGCATTCGACTGGAACATCGTGGGTAGCACCACCTTCGCCCTGACCGGCGCTGATCAGTTCTGCTCGTTCGAGTTCGACGGCTCCGCGTGGAACATCATGGACGCTGGCCGTATCTCTGTCGCTTCTGGCGGCGGTGGCTCGGGCGTGGACGTTGAAGAAGAAGGCGTCGCCGTTGCTACCGCGACGACCCTGAACTTCGTTGGTGACAACATCACAGCAACAGACGCGGGCGGCGGACAGATTGACGTTACCGTCGCTTCGGGTGTATCTCTCGGTCTGCTTATCGGCATTCGCAACTCAACGTACTTCTAAGGGAACCAAACCATGGTCGCCAATACAGCCCCTATCTTCACGGACATCCCGAACATCGGGTTTGATCCCGCCGTCACCGCGGCCAACACGACGAAAGACCTCACGTCTGGCACGAGCTATCTCGTGTTCACGGCGGGCGCGGACGGGTCGTTCCTCCAGAAGCTCAAGGTCAGGCCGAAAGGCACCAACGCTGTCTCGGTGTTGCGTGTGTTCCTGAACAACGGTGGTGCAACGACCACGGCTACCAACAACACGCTGTTCGAAGAACTCGGTTTGCCCGCCACGACCAACATCGAAAACGGTTCGATCGTGGGCTACGAGATTCCGATGAACATCGCTCTTCCGGCGGGCTGGCGCGTCTACGTGACGCTCGGTTCAGTCGTCGCCGGTGGTTACGCCGT